CTCGCTCGAAGACCTCGCCCTGGACGCGCGAAAACCGCAGCAGCGTGGACTCGGCGTCCATGACGGCCTCGTCGCCGAAGGCTGTGGTGCGCTGAATCTCGGAAGCCAGGTCGCGGAGTCGATCCCCCGAGACGCCGGCGCGGCCGCCCGTCGCAGCGAGCACCGCGTCGAGGCGCGCCATCGAAGCGGCCGCCTCGCTCGCCTCGCGTACGATGCTTCTGAGCAGCAGGGCAATGCCGGCGCCAGAAATCAACGCGCCGATGCGCGACGTCACGCCACCGACCAGGCTCTCCATGCGGCTGAAGCCATGACCCGCGTCACCGGCCTTTTGCTTGATCTCGTCCAGGCTCTGGACGACGACCTTCTTTCCGGCGACCGACCCGGAGCCGTCGATCTCGATCTGGAGAACTTCGCGCTGGCCGCTCATCGCACCTCAGCTCACAGACGACAGCCCCGAGTGCCCCGGCGTCTTGTCGCCGAACAGCTCCGGGTGGAGCTCCTTCTGCACCTTCATGTAGTGCGCGTCCATCGCGGCGATCAGATCTAGAAAGCGCATTTTCTCGTCGAGCGAGTGGTGCGGGTAGCGCAGGTGGATGTACGCCGAGATCTCCGAGACCGGGATCGAGCTCGGCCCCATGCCGACCGGGCGAGACCGCGCGAGGTGGCAGTACCCGTACCAGGTCTGCTCGCACCACGGGTCCAGATCCGGTCGGTTGGTGATCTCATCGATGTCGGTCCCTTGCCACCACAGGTCCTCGAGGAAGTCGTTGTCCTCGCCGTGCCTTATCCACCACTCGAGGACGCGGGTGAGTTTCCCAGGTCGTCCTCCACCTGGTCGCGGAGGAACGTCTCGACGGAGCCGGCGGCTGTCACCACGTCGAAGAACTGGTCGGGGTCCTCGAGGTAGGCGACGACGTTCGCGTGGTTGAACTCGATCTCCTCGCCCTCCGGCGTCTGGATGTGCTCCCAGCGCGGGATGACCGTGTCGGCCATCGCGCGCCGCTGGAGGCCACGGTCAAGGTCCTTGTCGCGCTGCACGGCGCGCGCGTGCGGTCGCCGCAGCGCCTCGAGGCGGTCCTGGTAGGCGTAGCTGTTGAGCGGGCGCACCCAGATGATCCGGGTGGTCCCGTCGCGGTTCTTCCCGAACGACACGGGCGCCCCGAACTTCACCTTGTCGGGGTCCTTGTCGTAGCCCTGCACTCTCAGCTTGGCGGTCTCGTCGCTCATGAGGCTCTGCCCCCTGTCGTCGTCCCCCTGGCGCACACTGGAACTACGGGCCGAGCCGCCGTGCCAGGGGGAACCCGGCGGCCCGGCCATCCCGGTCGCTAGGCGATCGGGAACTTGGTGATCTGCATCAGGCTCGCGATGTCAGAGCCCATCTTCGCGGTGAAGGGCAGCGTGATCATCACGTCGCTGTCCTTCGCGCCGGCGCTCGGGGCGCCGCTACCGCTGTAATAGATGGCCGGCAGGTACTTGTGGTAGATGTTGCCGAGCGCGTCCTGCTCTTCCCACTCCAGCGAGGTGACGACGAAGTCCTTGTGCTTGGCGACCTGGATCGCCCGCGCCGCGGCGTCGTTGTAGAGCCCGATCTGGCCGGTGAGGGCGAAGGTGTTCATGCCCATATCGACGGCGCCGACGTAACCGGCCGCACCGATGCGCCGCTTGGCGGCGGCCAGCGTCAGCGACAGCGACTTCACCTTCGCGGTGAGCGCCGCCCCGCCCTGCAGCACCGTGGACACCTTGAAGTGATCGGCCGAGTTCATGACCGGGTTCGCAGCGTAGGCGGTGACGGTCCCGTTGCCGGCGGTGCTGGCGGTATAGATCCCGGTCGCACACTCGTAGCTGAACGAGGTCGTCATCTTCCCGGGGTGGTCGAACTGCCACTGCCACTGCGTGCAGCAGCTTCCGGTGTACTGCCACAGCTCCGTGGCGCCGACGTCGGGGTACTGCTCCTCGAAGACCACCGAGTGGCGCGTGGTGCCGTTACGGAGCCACGATCCCTTGATGGTCACGGAGTCGCCTGCAGCCTCGTCGGTGAGCGTCTTCGAGACCGTGATCTTTCCGGCGGCGACGGTCAGCACGTGGCAGCGGCCGTTGTTTCCGGCGGTGGTGAAGCCGGCCACGTCGATCACCGCACCGGCGACGATCCCGCCGGTCACGAAACCGTTGGCGGAATCGTTGTAGCTGCTATCGGCGTTGGCCGCCGAGAACGTGATTCCGGCGATCGTGAGCGGCGTCGAGTACACCGAACCGAAGACGTCCTCGAGCTCGGCATCGTGGGCGGCGAAGACCCACTCGTCGTCGATCTGCTGCTTCGCGGTCTTGTCCGTGCGGAAGACGTCGGTCGGCATGAGGTCTGGACGGACCTCGTCGCTCTGCGCCGCGACGTTGTCGACGCTGCCGCTGCCGCCCGTGCGGCGGACCTGGAGCATGGCCGCCGCCGTCGGGAGGACGCCGTAGGTCGTCTCGCGGAGCCGGGTGAGGCGCATCCTGCTGGAACTGGACATGAGCTTCTCCTTTGCTGCGCCTCGTGGCGCCTAGGGCTGGAACTCCCGTTGGAACGGCGTGAGGGCGTCGAACTTCGCGTAGTTGGGATCGTCGCTGGCGCGGCCCAGCTCGAGGGTGCGGGTCGGCCAGAACCACCACCCGGCGATCGGGTTGCCGCGCCAAATCGAAGCAAAGTCGTCGGCGATCAGGAGGCCGAGCGCGTTGCCGTCGGCGATCGGGACGAAAATCTCGAGCTGCACGGTGCCGAAGGCACGCTCCCCGGATCCTGGCCCGGCCGCGAGCTGCTCGGTCGAGCGATCAGAGAGCACGGTGAAGCGCGCCCAGGGGCCGCCCGCCGGCTTCGAGAACGGCGCGTTCGGCATCTCGACCGGCACCGTCGGCCGCAGGCTTGGCCACTGCGCCTCGAAGCGCGACCGGAGCTTGTCGTTGGCGTCCTGGTACGAGCCCACGGTCAGTTCCCCTTGAACTCCGCGCGCGCGTTTGCGATCGCGCGCTCGACCATGTGGTGGGCGACGCGGTTCACGCCGCCGTCGTTCAGCACGACGATGTAGGGCAGGTTGTTGCAGATCCAGATCGAGCCGCCGAACTTCGCGCCGGTGATGGCGCTCGCCGCGCGCGACTGCGCCTTGGCTTCCGCGGCTGAGCGGTTGCCGCTGCTGTTGCCGCCCTCGGCTTCCGCCTTGCCGCCGATCTCGACCTCACCGTCGGCCGGCGAGTTGAGCGACACCTGCCAGTTGCCGACCGCGCGCCCGGTGTCGACCGGGGTAAGCTGCAGCACGCCGACTGAGGCGCGGATCCCGCCGCCCGGCATCGCCAGGTAGGCGCCGAGTACGAGGAAGGCGAGCTTCTTCTGCGCGAGGAGCGCCTTGTTGTCGATCTCTCGCGCGAGGCGGTCGAGACCCGAGCTGAAGCTGCCGAGGTTCTTGATGCCCATCAGCCTCGCAGCCTCCCGAAGACCGTCACCGCGGCGTCCTGCTCGCCGCTCGGGATCGGCTCGACGCGCAGCACCGTGTAGCGCGGTGCCGAGGTCGAGTCGCCGAGGAAGATCTCGTGACCCTGCACGATCGTGAGTGAGGCGTCGTCGAGCGCCTTCTGCGCCACCAGAATCTGCACGTCGCCGACCTGAGCGAGCCCAGCGGCGAGCAGCGCCTTCGAGACGGCGCTCACCGCGCCCTTGATCGTCGAGTCGGTGCCGCTGAACGTCACGGCCACCGCCGTGTTGTTGGCCGCCTCGGCGGAGAGCGCCGGCGTGAACGTCACCGGACCGAGCGCGTTCCCGCTCGCAGCGTACGGCCCGCCCGTCACGGTGTAGACCTGAGAGTGACCAGCGATCGCCAGAAAGTCGCCGGCGAGCAGTAGGCCGGTTGCGGCCGCCGCGTCGAGCGAGATCGCGGTCGCGCCGAGAGCGGCTGTGCCGTTGACGAGCAGGGCGGAGGTCGAGAGCGGAGACGAAGCCACCGTGCCGGCTGTGGCGCCGGTCTTGACCTCCTGCCGCGCCGACCGGCGCAGAATCAGCGTTCGGCCCTTCGTGCGGATCAGCCGCAGCGCCAGGGCGCGAGCCGAGCGGTCCGTAGCGGTCGCGGTTGCCGCCGGGAAAACACCCGGAAGCGTCGCAAGCTGCGCGGTCCAGCCGCACGAGAACGAGATCCCGGCGCGCGACCAGCGCAGGACCCAGGAGCCCGTCTCGGAGAGCGGCCAGCCGGAGACCGCGTAGTCGCCGCCGCCAGACTCCAACTCGGCCGCGGCGAGAGCGTCCGGGCGAGCGACGCCGTCCTGATAGAGCGCGAGGCCAAGGTCCGCCGCAACGAGCCCCGTCTCGCGAACCGGGATCACGAGCTGCGCGGGCGCACCGGTCTGCGTGGGCCAGTAGAAAGAGCCGCCCACACCGGCCGGGTATTCGTAGGTCAGGGCGTAGCGTGAGGTCGCGGCGCCGTCGGGCAGCCCGCCGACCGAGTAGTCACCACTCGACCCCACCTCGGTAACCGTGATCGCCGCCTCGGCGGAGGACTGGCGCACCGCGGCGAGGTACAGCCGCAGGCCGAGATCCGCCTTGACGAGGCCGGTGGTGCCGAGCGGGAGGACGAAGTTCACGTTAGTGGCTCAGGGCGGCAGCGATCAGGACTGCGACTCCAACGAGAGCGAGGACCGCCACGACGAGCGCGCCGCGCCCGACGTGCGGCGGCTCGGCGAAGGGGCGGAGAGGGGGCGAGGTCATGTGCAGCTCCCACTTGCTGGCGATCCGGTCCAGACCGCTCCGTTGCAGTTGCAGAGCGTTCCATCCGCCGCGACGCGGAGATGACCCTTCTGGCCTGACCCACACGACCCCACGGAACCGGGGGTCAACGCGAGCTCGGCGGTTCCAACAGCCACCGAAAAGTCAGCGCCTGCGTTCGAGAGCCCCAATCTACCGACCCCGGCCGTGCCGAAATTCATGACACCTGATTCGCGCAACCAGAAATAGGCGTTGTTGCTCGAGTCGAGCGCGAGCGCAAGACCGTCCACTCCAACGGTCGTGCCGGAGCTCGGACCGAAAACGTCCAGGTCCGACGTGACAGCGGCGATTGGCACCGTCAAGGGACCCGACAACACAGAGGGCGCCGTGCTCTCCGAGTAGATCGCGTATCTGGTGGTTCCGATGTCGATAGACGAGCCAAGGAACAAGCCGTAGCTCGTGGTCGCGATGCCGCTCCATCCGTCGAGCGCCAGGCCGTAGACCGTACCAAGTGCACCCCCAACGCCGAGTGATCGGACCTTGCCGAGGTAGCCATAGGCAGTCGAGATGGCCCCCGTTCCAGAGGTCAGAACGTCGCTGTAGTTGCCGTACGCTGTCCCAATCGAGCCGCCCGGGAGAGCGGCGATCTGATTGCTGATCCCGTAGGAGCTTGTGGTAATTCCGGACACGAAGCTCGTCGCGTCAATTCCCTCGGAGTTCGTAGTGGTCACTCCGGTGGCCACCGTGGCGAAGCTCTGGACGCCTATGGGTCCACCGCTGCCGGTGGAGTTCAACGTGTTGGTCGCGCTCGCGGCCAGGCCCGTAACGTGATTGGTCGAACCTCCGCCCGCGATGGAGATGCTCGCTCCGAACGCGCTCGCCGCTGTTACATCAACCCCGGCTGCGGTCGTGACGAGCTTGGGGGCGCTCAGTTGCGTCCCTGCGATCACCGTCCCCGTGAGGTTGGAGTTGCCAGTCTCCGCGATGCCAGGCGTCGTCGCCTGCTTGCTAACAGCCCCCACCTCCTCCGCCGTGTCGTGCGCGGAGTCCGTCTCGGCGGCTGGGACGTCGCCAGCACCAAACAGCGTGCTCTCGTCGATCTCCGTGCTGCCGATGCAGTCCGTGCAGCTCAAGTCCTGCGCGGGGCCGGCCGGACTCGCGCTGGCCGCGTAGTTGGTCGGCCCTCCGGCCGGAGTGTTCCAGGCGCCCGCGCCGTCGCAGACGTAGACCTTCCAGGTGTCGAGCGCCATCCGCGCGTGGCTCGTCGCAGCCACGTTGCACGTCGGCAGCGCCGCGGCGTTCGCCACCGGCTCCCGCCACGTCCGCCAGCCGAACGCGGTCGCCGCGATACCGCCTACGCCGGGCTGGGCGGAGAGCGGCGCTGCGATCATGGCCGCAAGGCCCAGCAGAGCGATCACCCGAGAGGTCTTCACGTCGCTAGCCCCCGTTCGAGAACAGCCGCAGCCCGGCACCCGAAGTGAACCGCGACGCCAGCGAGTCGAGAAACGGATAGCTCGAACCTCCGGGTGCGCCAAGGAAGTAGCTCGTCGAGATCGGCCCGATCTGCTCGGAGGCCACCAACCCTCCGCGCTCCAGCGCCGAAAGCTGCAACTTGTCCTCGACCGCCAGCTTCGTCACTTCGGCGTGGAGCGACTTGATTCCGGTTGGAATCGTCTCGCGATCGATCGTCCGTCCGTCTCGATCGACCGCGCCAGATCGCGGCCAGGCCAGTGCCTGCGCAGGACTGACGGCGTAGGTGATCAGCCCGAGCCACGGCCAGCGACGATCCATCCATGCGGCCGCGTTGCGCGCGTGCTTGCACTTCGCGACATCGTCGAGCGTAGACCACCCCTCCGGCGCTCCGTGCGCCGTGTAGTACGTCTCCAGCTCGGCCAGCGAGTTATAGCTGTCCGAGTTCGAGGCGCCCGCGGTGACGACGAGAGAGTCGGCCATCGGAGATCAGCGCCTGCCCTTCGCCCCGCCTTTCGCCCTCGCCTTCTCTTCGACCTTCGCCTCGCCTGGCTCCTTCGCCTCGCCTGGCTCCTTCGCCGGCGCCGGCTCCGCCTCCGGCTTGGGCTCGGAAAACCCGATCGCCCGGAAAGAAGCATCGGCCGGAGAGCCGGCCTCGACGATGACCTTGTCTTCGCCGCGGTAGAGCGTGAGGATCGCTGCGTTCATTTCATCCCCCTGGAGTTGTCGACTCAGTAGTCGCCTGCGTTCAGCCACGTCAGCGTGACGGTGCCGTTCAGCACGCCGCCGGCGGTCTCTGGCACGACACTTACGTCGTCGACTGTGCCGACGAAGTCAGCACTCGCGCGCAGAGCGATCGTGCCGTCGGCGCCAGCGATGATCGATTCGGCGAACGTGTCGGCCGTCGCGCGCGCGGTCCCGGACGTTCCGCCGATCACCGCAGTCACGCTCCCGGCGCTCCGCGTCAGAGTGAAGGTCACCAGGTAGGAGATCCCGGCGAGCAACTCGGTCGGAGTCTGGGCCAGGTCGGACACTGCCTCCTGCGTGCCGTCGGAGTCCGCAACGCCGGCCGCGATGGTCCAGCCGGTCCCCTTCGTCCAGGAGGCGTCCGAACCGAAAGCGCCATTGGTGACGAGGTCCGCCATGTGCGCCGCGGCATCGTCGATCCGGACGTTGAGCGCCACGTCGGTGTCGGTGCCGCCCGCGGCTGCCGCGCCGAGCACGCTGATCGATTGCGCGTTGATCGGGCCGACCTGCGCGACCATTGCGGCGATGGCGGTCGTCGGGATGATGTTCTGCTCGGTCGTCGCGAGCGCGTCGCCGTCGGTGACTGCGGTAGTCCCGAGGCCCACGTCGCCCGCGGCTGTGTCGGTCCAGGCCGCGGCGGTGAGCGCGAGATCGACGTCTACCACCGCGCCGAGAAAGACGATGTTCCCGGCCGGCATGTCGTAGAGCGTCACCGACCCGAACTGACCGACGCCAGCATCATCCTGAAAACTGATCGGCGTGTCCGCGAGCGTCAGGATCGTCCGTCGGATCAGGTCGTCGCCGCTCTCGCGCGCGGTGACCGTGGCGCCCGCCTTCGCGCCGACCGTCGCCGAGTCCTCGTCCGGCGCCTGAGAGGTCACCAGCTCGCCGCGGTCCGAGTCGATCTGCCAGCGGGTGGTGGTGCCGAACGGGCCGAACGTCCACGATTCGCCGGCTCCGATCGCCGTGGACCCCAGCGAATTCGAGCCCGGGATGTTCGACAGGCGCACGGCCGATCCCGTCGAGCCCCCGGCCGACGCGACGGTGAGAATGTCGCCGGCCGCGAGGTAGAGCTGGTTGCTGTGCATGGGCTGTCTCCTGAGTCAGGCGTGGATCGGTCGGGCAGAGGCCCCCGAGGCTGCGCGCCCCGGAGGCCCCCGCCTGATCGGAGATCAGCCGAGCAGCGTGGCGATGTGAGCGCCCTTGACGACTCCGCCACCCCACGCGAGACGGACGTGCACGGTGGTCTGACCGAACCCCGGGTAGATCGCGAGGCCGAAGATCATCCCGGTGGCGGGGTCCTGGAGGTTGGACTGCGCGATCGCCATGTCGTTGCCCATGGCGGGCTCGCGGGTGAGCCAGACGACCGAGGCGCGGTCGAAGGCCAGGTTGTGGCGCGAGCTGCCGCCGACCGTCAGCGCGACGTCGTTCGCGAGAGTCTGCTTGAGGCCGGGCGACTGCAGCACGATGTCGCCGTCGCCGTCGCCGGCGAAGCCTGTCTTGACGATGTACTTGTTGGTGTCGCCCGCGAAGGTCACGAAGTCTCCAGCCAGGATCGTGCCCGTGCCGGTGTCGACGTGCACCGTGGTATCGCCGATCGCGTAGCCCGCGACGAGGTCGGAGACGTAGTTGATGCCGGTGCCCTTCGTGATCGTGCTGATCTGGCCCGACTGGCGGACCGAGAAGCCCTCGAGGCGACCGAAGAAGCCGTCACGCAGCATCTCGGCCGAGCCCGCCTCGTTGACCTTGAAGAGCTGGCTCTGCTTGCCGCGCAGGTTGTTGATCGCGTTGTTGGCGAGCACGATCTGCCGGTCCGAGGACGGACAGCCGTTGTCGTCGAGGATCAGCGCGACATTCGACAGGTCCTGGAGGTCAGCCGCGGTCGCGAACGGGGGCGTGGCCGCGGTGCCGTAGGCGCGCGAGGAGTTCACGCGGATGAGCGCGTAGGCGTCCGCCTCCATCTCGTTGACCAGGGCGCGGAAGGCCTCCTGCAACCGCGCCTGGTAGAGCATGTCGTAGTCGCCCGAGGTCGTCAGGCCGAGCTGCTCCTCGCCGGTGAACCGCACGGGGACGTGCTTCGACTTCGTCATCGTGACGTCGGCGTAGGTCGAGGTCTCGCTGCCCGTGTCGGGCGGAGTGACCGCGGCCGTGTTGTTCGCGGTCGACGCAGCGGCTGCGATCGGCACGCGGTACGTCTGCGTGACGCCGCCCGGCGCCAGGCCGATCGGCGTTCCTGCCGGCGGCATGTACATCGCGGTCAGGAAGCCGACCTTCTCGCGAGAAACGACGTTCCACGCCTTGTAGGCGTTCTGGATGAGGCCCGTCAGCACGTTAGCCATCTAGCTGTTCTCCTCGGGCCTCACTGGCCCGCGTTAGGCGATCTGTCCGCCCTCTTTGTTGATGAAGTCCATTCGCGCCTGCGCACTTAGCGCCTGGAACTGTTCGACCGTCAGCGTCTTCGTTCCGGCCTTGGCGGCCGTATTGCCGGGTGCGGCGCTGCCGTTGGCGTTGGCGCCCTTCTTCCACTTGTCGTGGTCGGGGTGCGACTTGAGGAGCGCGAGGAGCAGCTCGTCGCCCTGGGCGAGCTCGCCGGAGGCCGAGTAGATGCGCTCCTTCTTCTCGGCGTCGCGGTAGCCGACGAGCGTCTTACCTTCGCGCCCGAGACGGCTGCGGAACACAGGAGCCAGCAGCGACCAGGTCGGGAAGTAGTCGTCGAGCACCTTGCTGCCGGCGAAGGCCTTCTCGATCAGGATCTCGTCGAGCTGCGAGGAGAGTTGCTCGCTGGTGCCGGCGAGGGCCTTCTCCTTCGCCTCCCACTCCTCGCGCGCGGTTCGCAGCCGCTCGGCGACGACCTCGTCGACCTTGCCGGCATCGACCAACTTCTTGTCGTCGAGCGCGCGAGCGAGCTTCAGCTTCTCGACCGCGGTCTTGCGCTCGGCATCGTCCTTGCCGAACAGGTCCAGCACGGAGCTTGCAGACTCCGCCTTCGTCTTGAACTCGTCGCGCTCTCGCCGCGCGGCTGCGGCGGCGGAGAACGCCCCGACCGGATCGAAAGGCGTCTCGCTCTTGTCGTCGTGGACCAGGACGAACTTGCCGTCCTGGTAGACGGGCTGGTTGTTCTCGCCGATCTTGAGCTGCGGCATCGCGTTTCCCCTTTTCGGCTTTCGGCCATCACGGCCGCCGGCATCACGCCGCGCCTAGTTGTTGGGCCTTCCGTGGTCTGGCATCACGCGCATACACGTCTAGCCTTGCGCGCAGAATCGCGCCGTTCGGTGTGAATAGTTGTGAATGCCAGCGATGAGGCGCTGGCGAGCGATCTAGGCGCTGGTCTTTCGCCTGATCCGGGCGTCCTGGCGGGCGAAGAGCGCGCGCATGGCCGCCTCCAGCCGCACGCAGAACTCCCGGTGCCGGTCGCTGTAGTAGTAGACGTTCCTGCGGCTGGTGCCGGCCAGCGAGGAAGCCGCTTCGATGTTGCCGTTGGTACGTTCGAACGCGACGAAGAACGGCTCCACCCACGGCGGCTCGCGCCGCCTCCGTCCGACCGAGCGATAGGGCTGCTCAGCGATCAGCGCTCGCCCTCCGTGGCGGCCAGCTCGGCCATCACGCGCAGCGAGGCCTCGGCGCCTTCGGCCGCCCGGTCGAGGATCGCCAGCACGCGGGTTGCGTCGTCGCCTTCGAGGCGCTGTTCGAACGCTTCGCCGGTCAGGTAGAGGGCGCCCTCGGCCGGAACCCAGGTGGCCGTCTGCAGCCGGTCGAGGTTCAGGAAGCGATCGCCTACACGGACGGCGAACACGTCAGGCGCCCTTGCTGCGACGGTGATGGGTGATCGGGTCGATGGGCGGCTGCGAATCGTCGGCGAGCATGGCCTTCTGAGTCTCGATCGGAAGCTCGTCGAACCGCGGCATCGCGCCGCTGATCGTGAGGTTCGGCGCCTCGCCCTCGGGCACCGCCCCGACCGGCAGGATCGGACCGCTGGCGCTGATCGACTCCTCGCCCGCCGGTGGATCCGTCGGCGCCTCGATCGCCCCGGCCTCGAGGTCGAGCGCGTGCTGCCGCGCGAGTGCGCTCAGCCCCGGATCCCCGTGCTGCGCATCGTTCACGGCGGCCCAGTGGCGCACCTCGGCCGCGGTCTTCAGGTGTTCGAACTCGGGTCGAGAGAATCGCAAGGTGTGGCTCCTTTCGGTCAGGCGAGGTTCACCGGCTGCGGCGATGGCACGAGGGAGAAGACGCGCCGGGGGCCTTCCATCTCGCACCAGCCGATGATGACGACGTTGGTCTGGAACTTGGTCGACAGGTCGCGCTGCAGCCGGAAGAGGTCGTCGATCGACGCGATGCCGGGCGCCGGTAGCGTGACGTGCATGGATCCGAAGTTCCCTCCGCCCGCGGCGAAGGAAACCCAGTAGCCGATGCCCTTGCTGGCGATCAACGCCCGCCGGTGCTCGCGCGCTGCTGCGGCTTCCATCGCGAGCTCGGCCAGCTCGCGCACGACCTTGGCCGGGCCGGCGAGCAACACGGCCTCGCCGCTCGTCTTCTCCAGCTCCATGGCGAAGCGGCCGTCGGCCGCGGTGCCTACCGAACGCGAGACTTTCCAGTTGAGGATGGCGTCGGGGCCGCTCATCGCTGAACCTCTGGATCAGACGGGGCGCTGCACGCGATTGGATTCCCCGCTTCACTGACCGGAGCGGTTGGTAGTGGGCTCTCGTCCTCGGGCCACATCGGGAAGAGCCGGTAGCCATGCTCAGCGGCGAGGCGCGCCAGGTCCATCTTCGACAACCGAGCCTTGACGCCGGGAACGCAGAGGTGCCCGAGGTTTAGGTGCAGCGTGATTCCGGCATGCGGCTCCTCCGCATTGAATTCGAAGGCCGCGCTCCCAACCCGGAGGATCTCGAAGAGATTGCGGCCGTGTTCGTCGAGGAGCTTGCTCTCCCGGCTATGAAAGCCAGCCCAGTGCAGCGTCAGGTTGTTGACGCTGAGGGGCGGCGTCTTCGCGTTCTCGTCGCTCATCGCGCCGGCGGCTCTGGAAGCAGACGCCAGTGGGTGACGTCGTCGAGCGTCGCGTCCGTGCCACGGTGTATCTCGTCGCCCCACGCCTCCAGGTCTACCCAACGCAGGCACGACACGATCGTCGTGCCGGTCGACTCCATGGTCTGGTAGAACGCGAAATAGACCCTCGTTCCGTCCCACGCCAGCACGTTGATGCCTTCCTCCGGCAGCTCTTCCTCGACCGGAATCCACGTTTCGGCGTCGTTCAGCATCCTGCCAATCGTCGCGTCGCGGTCCTGCAATTCGCTCCAGAGCCTGACTATCTCCTGGCGCAGCTCCTCGGGCTCTGCGTGCCCCAGCCACATCCGGTCGCTCATCGCCTTTCCCCCTGTCCCTTCTTCTCCAGCCCGTCGCCGAGCAGCAGCGCGCGCCTCAGCTTGTTCGCCAGCACCTGGTCGCGCTTCCGGCGCCGCGCCTTCTTCCCTCCCCGCACCTTGTCGCAGCGCAACAGCTCGCCGTGCGGGCCGACCTGGTAGATGTGCCTCTCCGGCTCGTCGGTCAGGAACGTGCCGACCGGCGGCGGGCCGAACATGTTGTGCGCACAGGTCCGACAGATCCACCGCCCGTGCGTCCAGAAGCCGCGGTGCTTCCCGCGCCACCAGCAGATCGGGCGTAGGACGCGGCGCAGGCGCCAGGAGAGGATGCCGAGCCAGTCGCGGATCATCGGCGCCCCGTCATCTCGGCCAGGAGCTTCGCCTTGAAGTACTCCAGCCACCCGACCGTGCGCGACATCTGCGCCATGCTCTTGCCGGCCATCCACCAATGGTCGATGAGCGTGGTTGTGCCGTCCTCCTCTGCCACCTCTTGGATCGCCAGCACGAATACGCCAGTGGGATCGAAACCCTCCTCGTCGATCTCGCGAACTGCGTCGAGTAGCACCGCGCGCGGACTTGTCTCTGCTGCTGCGCCGCCGCGTAGTGGCAGCCGGCGGATCGCTCCGAGCTCGCTCACGCTGCGGCTCCGTACCTCTCCCACAGCTCCGCCACCGTCAGCGGGCGCCCGGTGAGGTCGAGCAGGTCATCGAGCGTGATCTTGCCGTCGCGGTAGAGCTGCGCGCGGCCCGGGCCGAGTATGTCCTCGAGCTGCGCGAACGAGCGACGCGCCAGGAAGTCGTCCATTGTGAAGTCGCCCGGTACGTTGCCGTCGAGCCGCGACCAGCGCACGCCGCGGGGCGCGTCCTGGAGGTCGATGCCGAGTTCCTGCCACGAGCGGAGCAGGGGCGCTTCTGTGGAACGGCAGCCGAAATGCCTCGGCGTGCCTTCTCCATAGGGCAAGTCGTGCCCGATCGGCTGGTAGTCCGGGAGCGACCATGCCTTGCCGCCGTAGGCGAGGCAGACCACGGTGGTCCTCGTGTCGAGCGTCGAGATCTGCACGATCCCCTTCACCACGTCCTGATTCTCGACAAAGGTCTGCCGTCGCGCATCGCCAGCGATCGTCTGCACCGACGTTCGAACGAGCGCCTCCGCGTGGCGCGTCGAGGTGTCCATGATGCCACCGGAGAACTCGACGAAGACATGCTCGCGGCCGTTCAGTTCGTAGGTGTGGCGCCGGCCGGTGGCTCGCCCACGGATGCGCCGCACGAGATCGTCGGTCGTCTCGCCGAGCGCAACCCCCGTTCGGATCTGATCCGCGAACCGCTGCGCCAGGTCGCCAGCCTGCCGCGCCCACCACTGCCGGGCCGGCGACCTCTCGATCAGGAGGTTGCTCGCAAGCGAGCGAATCTGCTGCATCGTAAGCGTGCTCGTGCTGATCGCGGCGAAGACCGCCGCATCCTTGAAGCCCTTCACGGCGTAGGTCGATTCGAGCTGCGCGATGCCCTGCGCGACTCGCTCGTTGGCGACCGTCATCTCGTCGTAGGCGGTGCTCGTCAACTGCCGGACCTGCGCGAGCAGCCGCTCAATCCTCGCCTCGCGGCCGAATGACTGCACCTTGTCGCCGAGCCTCGATAGACGCAGCTCGTCCTCGAGCTGGATCTCCAGCTTGGCTAGAAAGCCGAGTACCTCGCTGCGCGCGCCGGCGCCTAGTCGCAGTAGTTGGATCGCGTGAGAGGCCGCGCGGTCAGCGAGGTACTCGTTGTAGGAAACCGCCAAGCGCTAGCCCCCTGACACGCTTGGCGAAGGTTGATTGGGCAGCCGTCGAGGTCGCGCAGGCAACGGGCACCAATGGGTGACGTCTCCGCCTAGCCAGTAGACAAGCGCACGCGCTTCGTCGGACCACACCGACTGCCCATCTTCATCGTTCTTCTCGCGCCAGCCGATGAAGATCGTCGCGCCCGGCTCCTCATCGGCGAGCCTGTAGAGCAGTACCCGGCGCCGGATTCTCGGTAGCCGACGCTCGATCGAGATCCACCCTCCTTCATCTGTCGTCATGCTCCCTCCTGTTGCGGCCGCGACATCTCTGCGGGCGTCCGGGCTGGCGGCGGCTGAATCCCCGTCTGCGGCATCGGCACCAGGCTCGGGATCAGTCGCGGCGGCGCACTCGCGTCCACCAGGATCATCGCCTTGAACTCCTCGAAGCTGACCTCATCCGGCGCAACTCCGTACCGCTGCGCGACCTGATAGGCCATCTTCTCGGGCCAGCGACCGGCGGCGGCGAGCTCGTAGGCGAGGCGCACGACCTCGACGTCCCGCATGGCCGCCGTCCACTTCGTGTTGTAGTCGGCACCACCCCAACCGCCCTCGGCACCCGGCTTGATCTCGCCGAGGTCGATCGCGGTGAAGTACAGGAGCGTGTTCGTCGAGTCCGTCAGTCCCTGGACGGACGACTCCAAGCGCGAGAGCCGCGCAGCCTCTGAGTTCGCCTCGCCCTGCGCCGTGAGCGGCTGCGCGCTGTCGCGCTCTAGCTGGCGCTGGAACAGTCGATCGATCCGCCTCTCGATTGCAGCGATCGTCTGCTCGGCCGCGCTCCACGAGGCGCCGGCGGGCTCCGCGTAGGTGATACCGCCACCCGGCTGCGGGATGAACCATGCTCGGTGCGAGCCGACGCCCTCCGCGATCTGGTCCTTCGCCTCCTGAAGCGTCATGCCAGAGATCGCGAGCATGGGGAAGTTGATCTGGTGCTGGCTGTTGTCGACGGCGCCCGTCTTCCGGCAGTGCGCGAGGTTCAGCCATGCGGCGTCGACCAGCTCTGGCTCGGCCTCCATCGGCTCGTCGCCATCCGTGGCGAACGGGACGAAGGGGATCTCCAGGTGCGGCGAGCGCGTCCCGGAGAACACATGCTCGTAGCCGGTCTCCGAGGCCTTCGCGCGCTTCGCCCACACGTCGATCGCGACAACGCTTCTGCCGTCCGCCGTGAACACCCGGACACATGGCATCGTCTCGCCGGTGGCGGGGTCGGTCCAGGTGTCCGAAAGCTTGAGGTAGACGAGACGCTCGTTGCCGTCGATGAGCGAGAACTCCCAGTCCCAGATCGAGCTCGACGTGTAGGGACGCCAGAAGGGGCGCAGGCCTCGCGCGCGCTCTTCGTCGACGGAGCGGGCCCCGGCATTCGCGGTGATCGGATAGTCGATCAGCACGCCCTCCAGGCCTCTCGCCCAAGCGTTGCGGAAGCGCCGGCGGAGGAAGACGCTCGCGTTCGTCGCCTTGGCGTCGACGTCGTCGGCGAAGCCAGCCTTCCCGCGCTCCGGATCGCCCACGATCGAAAGCGGAGTCCCGTCGGTCCACTTCACCGGACGCGAGAACACCCGGCCGACGAGCTGGCTGTCGATCCCGTCCTTGAACATGTTGAACAGGGTCAGCCGACCGATGCGGTTGACGTAGGGGTCGACCGTGATGCTGTTGACCGTCTGCGGCGTCCCGTCCGCGATCTCCCGCGGGAAGTACGTGGCCTTCCGCTCGAGCAGCGCGGGCAGGCCGCCGAGCAGGTCGCCCGGGAGCTGGCGCATCTGCTCGAGGCGCGCGTAGCAGGCGTGCTTTGCTTCGGGCTCTTTGGGGTTGAACATTTCAGACTCCGATGAGGCCGATCGACGAAACTGCGCCGCCGGTCTTCTGTGAGCGCATCACGCGATAGCGAATCTGGTCGTAGGCATGGTCTTCAGCGTTGGTGTCGACGTCGTCACTCTTCCGCGAATCGCGAGGCAGGGTCGGCAACGTGCGCAGGCTGTGGCGGCAGGTGTCGAAGAAGTAGAGGCCAGGCTCCTCGCGTGGGGTCGCGAGCGACGCCTTAAGCATCCGTCGCATCCGTTCGAGCCCCGTCTTCCGGCTCCCAGGCCCCTTCTCGCTCTCTTCCCACCGCACGCCGACCCGTGCCATGTCGTCGGCGATCGAGGTGCCATTCTCGGTGGCGAAGATGGCCGAGTCTGCTGGCCCCGGAACGACTCGTCCCGTGAGCTCCATCTCATTCTCCGCCGCAAGGATCTCGCGACCGATCTCGGTTGCCACCTTGCGACAGCCCTCGTTCGGCTTGCCGTTCCAGCCGTAGAGCTCGCCGATCTGGATCACGCTGCGCGCCGGCAGGTGCAGGCGCTGACCTGGCGCGATCTCGACTGCCTCGCCGTTCGTCTCCGCAAACCAACCGACCGAGAACGGCTTCGAGCTGCCCCAGTCGAACGCGCGGTCGATGCGCCAGTCGCGCGGGATAGTAAAGGGCGCCAGGACATGGCGCTCGGAATCCCAAAGATCGTCGAGCGCACCGCCGGCGACGATGTTCCAGTCGCCCTCGCGCATCGCGCGCACCAGCTCCGGCGAACCAAGGCCGGAGAGCCTCTTCGCGTAAGACGGATCGGCGGCCATCCCGATTGGGTTGTCGGACATCAGCGCGGGGACGAACTGCCGCAGCATGCCGCCCTCTTCGTCCGGAGCGCACCAGATCTCCATCGGCGGGTGCGGGTCCACCCATGTTGCCCTCACCCAGTTGTGACCGATGCCGCCCGGGTTCGACGGAGCGAGGATCCTCGGGAAGAGGCCTTGCAGTTCCGTCGGCAACTCAATGCCGACCATGCGAACACGGCTGCGCAGGAACCGATACTGCGGATCCGTGAACTGCGTCAGCTCGTCCGGCATGAGTACATGAATCTCGGCGCCCTGGTACTTGTAGACGTCGTTCTCGTGCTCGCAGTGGCAGAGGTGGATCCGCGAGTCCCCAATCTCGATTCGGTTGTGGCTCGGGATGAAGCGCGCGCCGCCCGTCTCGAACCACGGCGCCAGCATGGCCGGGAAGCCGGTCGGTCCCTCGACGTGGTTCTTGTACAGGTCGTCGAAGGTGCGCCGGAAGAGGTAGACCTGCAGGCCGGCGATCATCGTGCACCAGACGATCGCAGCGACCCGAAGGAGGTGCGACTTGCCGCCGAAAGCGGCGCCCCCGTAGAGCACCTCGGTTGCCTTCGTCAGCAGGGCGGCACCTTGGCGCCGCTGTAACCGCAGATCGAGCTCGACCTCCTGCGGCTCGACCTGAGCGGCGATCATCCCTGCACCGTCAGGTTCAGCTTGTGGACCTTCGGGAACGAATGCTCGTGCCGCTCGACAAAGTCGGCCTGGCTCTTGCCGAGCAGCTCGGAGGCTTTCAGGCGATCGCCCATCCGCGCCTTCGGTTTGCCGCGCAGCACGCCAGACCAGAAGCGTTGTCGCTCGTCGCGATCAGCTATCGCGGGGTCAGCGTTCACGCGCTTCTCGATCGCCGCCAGGACCTCCACTCTCCTCAACAGCCGGGCGGCCATCGTATTGAGGCTGGCCTTCGTGCCTTTGTAGCCGGCGCGCCGAATCGCATCGGTCGCGTTCCCGGCCGACTTCCCCATGTACGCCTCGACGAACCTGCGTTCGCGCTCGGAGAGCCGACGGGCCTTCGACTTGGCGACGTGGCGAGATGTCCCGCGCGGAGCCTTCTTCCGGCCGGCCTTCACGCACTCGCTCCGAAATGCCTCAGTAGCTGCCAGACAAGCGGCTCCGGCAATTCGAACCACTCGCCGCGAACCCTGTAGGTTCTGAGCTTCGCGTGTATCCGCCGCTCGTCACCCGGCGCGGCGGTGCGTACGCCAGCAATCAACAGCTCGAGTGGCGAGTAGCTGTCGATCTCATCGACGCGGTCGGCAACGCACCGCTTCGTGAACCCGATCTTGAAAAACGCGGTGCCCTTGGCCCAGACGAAGTAGAGCTTCAGCCCGATCGGGCAACAACGACAGGAGCATCCTGATCGAGCCATTCCAGGCCCGATGGTACGTCAGGCTGAGCCGATGGGGGGTCGGAAACTCCCGGCCGAGTTTCACGCCTTTGCGTTTTCGGATGCGTGTACAATGCGCGATCGTGATCGAGAGTCGCTTCGGCTCCCTGACTCGATCGGCCCCGACCGGACAGCATCCGTTCGTTGGCTCTGCCCCGGCGAAGTGCGCCGCGGCGGGCCGACCGCGCACAGCGAGAACGTCAAGAGCTGTGTGCGGCCGTGGACTTGCGAATCTGATCTAGCGCTGGGCTCGGTCTCTCCGCAAGGAGCAGGCTGGGATGCTGGACGGAGGGGCGAGAGGGAGCCGTCTTAGAGAAATAGGGCGAGCTTCGTCAACGCCGCCGGTCTTTCGGATTTGGGCGCCGCATCGTCAGCACCTTCGCCGGCACGGAGCGCTCTCGGATCAGCTCGACGTCGATCTCGAGCCCGGCGAGTCGGCCGCCTTCGTCGTAGACGTCGTGTACACGCAGGCGAGCCGGGAGGTCGCCGGCGAGCGGCATCGCGAGGCCGGTTCGTTCAGTGAGATCAGCGACCGGCAGCGCTGCGTCGCTGGCCGCCTGGTCTTCGGGCGACTGGGAGCCTTTCGAGTGGCGCATCAAGAGCTACCGCGCTTCTCGTGGCGAGCCCAGAGCAACATCGCGACGCCCGCAACCGTCTGCCTCGCCTGCTCGCGCTGCTCGCTGCGCAGGTCTCGCGCCTCGATCACGAAGCGCGTCACCCGACCGTGGACCTCGACCGCTGCATGGACCTTGCGCTTGGCGTCGCACCACAACTCCGCGTCCATCGCTCGCCTCCCCTTGCTGTACCAGCGCGGGGTTCATCCTCCGCGCTGTGCGGCTGTTGGGGTCTACGGATCTCGTGGCGAGCTGGTGTGGTCTCCTGTCGAAAGGCGCAGAGTAGGCGGAACCCGAGTAGGGAGTCAACGGGGCGAGGGGTGGTGGCGGAGGGGCTCCGCGAGCCCAACAGATTGCGGGCGTCACCTGCGCCGGGTCACGCTGTCGGCCACGTAGATGAGCTGGCCCGCGAGGCATGACGTCGACTCCACCGGCCACTGGATCAGGTGCCCCTCGGTCTTGACCGCCATGCCGATCGGAACGACGCAGGCGCCGGGCGGCAGGTCAGCGATGAACGGGGGCAGGATCGACGGAATGTCGCCCAGCGGCTGGCCCGAGGTTGCGATCAGCACGAAGCAGCCCTGCGCGGGATCGCCGCAGATTGCTCGGGCGCCGATGATGACGCCGTTGACGGTTGCCTTGGCAGCGAACTGCCGATCAGCTAACGCAGGTGCGGCAACGAGGGCGAGCAAGACCGCGAGCAGAACGAGCCGAGTTCTTTTCATGGCCGCGAGTGTGCGCCGCGAGGCCGCGAGAATCAACCCACCCTAGGTGGAATCCCTAGGGCGTGACGGCGCCGTCGCCGCGACCACCGGCGAGAGCTTCAGCTTGCAGAACGGGCAGACGCGCGCCTCGGGCAGGATCAACTCGGCGCAGTAGGGGCACGGAACGCGCTCGGCGCCAATGCCCGTCCCCTTCGCCGCGAACAGTAGAAGATTTCTCGTCTCGGCCTATTGACAAAGCGCAAGACTGCGAGTAAACTGCGCCATCATGAAGGAAACAGGCGGGCAGCTCAGAGCAAAGCGCGAGGCGATGGGCCTTTCGCTCGACGAAGCCGCAGCCGAACTCGGGATCTCCGGCTCCCAGCTGTCGCGCATCGAGCGCGGCCTGGTCGAGAGCGTGGACGTCGCGTTCGCGCTGCAAGCCAAGCGGCGATTCGGGATCGCAGTCGATGCCTGGGTCGCCAAGGAAGAGGCGGCGTAGATGCGAACCCTGACGCTCTACGGACGCGCCGGTGAAGGCCCGATGCTCGCGGAGCTGGTCTCCGAGGAGCTGGGCTCTTTTGAGACACAGCACGAGGCCTGCCATTCCTGCGACGCCCGCGAGGCCACCTGCCGGCTGCGCTCCACGCATCGGGACGCCAACGGCGCTGATCTCGACGAGATCCTTTGCGCCGGCTGCCGCGACCGCCTGGTGCTCGCGACTCTCGGGCTCTGCTTCCGCTCGATTCGCCTCGACGAGCCCGGCGCCTACCCCGAGCCTTTGAACTTTCTTCGTTACGCTGCGTACCGGGCGGGAGGGTCCGCGCAACTTGCTCTGTCCGGCGCCATGCCCTCCCGCCCGGCCGATGGCGGAGACGCCGCATGAGCCACGCCGGCGGACGGCCGCTCGGTATGTCATCGCCCGCCGCGAATCGCCGCGTCGAGAGGCGGCGTCGCGATCTCGGCCTGTCGCTCGACGCTGTCGGCGCGCGGGTTGGCGTCAGCGCGTCGAGTATCCGGCGCTGGATTTGCGGCACCAAGTATCCCGAGCTCGGCCATCGCGAGGCCTTCGCCGCGGCGATCAAGTGGCCGCTCGCCGTGCTCGAAGACGCGCTTCTCGCGTTGCCGGTCGAGCCATGCGGCGAGAACGGATCCGAGTGGGCGCCACGAGCTGCAGCGGCGGGCGCGCCGGCGGCGACGGACTGACCTCCTGGACCCGGCCATGCACCGCACCGTAGATGCGCGCGCCCATCGAATCCAGTGCGACCTCGAAGCGCGCCCGCACAGGGGCCGCGAGCTGCCGGCCGCGATGCAGCTCGCCACGTGGGGCTGCTCAGCGCAAATCGCGCGGCGCCTGAACCTCTCGCAGCGACTCGTCGAAGCCTGGGGCAACCCGAACGATCCGAACCGCTCGCCGGTCGAAGCGCTCCGCGAGTTGATGGAGGAAGCGCTCCATCACCACGCCGCGGTCGACGCTCTCGCGCCACTGACCGCGCTCGCCGACTGCTTCGGCTTCGACCTGGTGCAGCGCAAGCAGGCCACCGCGACCGACTCCGACGTGATCGACGCCGCAGCCTCGGCCCTGCGCGAAGCCGGCGAAGCGGTCGCGGTGGCACTCGAGACGATCTCCGAGGGCCACTCGGAAGTCGCGCTCGCGAAGTCCAAGCGCGAGATCCAGGAAGCCATCGACGCGCTCTATCGGCTCCTTCGCGAGAAGGAAGCCGCAGCAGCGACCGGCCAGCGATCCACGCTCGCCAGGTAACAGAAGAGCCGGGGCGCCTGACACGCCACCGGCTCGGAGGTGCAACCAAGTGCTCCAACAGGGTAGCAAAGTCCAGGGAGGTCCCGCAAGAGTCCTGCGGCTCTCCACCATGCAGCCCCGCCCCCAACGTCGGCCGAGCGACGCTCCGCACGATCCCCCCACCTGGCCCACCCCGCCCGCCAAGGCCGCGCCGAAGCCGCGGCCGCCTCTCTCCATCGAGGCGCTGGCCGCGCAGGTCATGAACCGCTACTCGGAGTCGCGGAGGGTGGCGGCGTGAGCGGAAAAAACGCGCTGAAAGTCGTCGGCGACCCAAGCAACGGCGCCGAGTCGGCCATCTCCAGCGAACAGCCGTGGGCGGTCACGGTCACGATCGAGGGCCAGTCGGATCTGCTCTTCCATCGCTGGCAGACGGATGCCGTCATCGCCAAGTCGAAAGCCGCGAAGAACTCGGCGGCGAAGAAGTCAGACAACCTCGAAGACTACGTCTGGCGCGATGAAGACGGGAACCTCTGTCTACCGGGTGAGTACCTGCGGGCATCGATCACCGAAGCCGCCAAGTTCAGCCAGGACCCGCGGAGCCCGCGCAAGTCGGCGCGCGACCTCTTCCGCGCCGGAATCATCTCCGCGACGAACCTCGCCAGCCTCGGCTGCAGGGAATGGGACTACGAAGACCGGCGGCGCGCTCTCGTGCAGCGCCAAGCGATCACGCGCACGCGGCCCGCGCTGCGCGTCGGTTGGCGCGCGTCGGTGACGCTGATCGTTCTGACTCCCGAATACATCCCGGCAACGCTGTTGCGCGAGGTTCTCGACCGCGCCGGGCGCCTTGTCGGCGTCGGTGACTTTCGGCCGACGTTCGGACGCTTCGCGGTTGTTGGGTTTGAGGTGGAACCATGAACCGGGCGCGGCAGGGCGGGCCGCGGCATGGCAGGGCGGGGTCAGGCGGGAACTGGTCGGGCAAGGCGGGGCAAGGCCTGGTGGGGCGAGCCCGGGCGAGGCTGGCTGCGGCGCGGCAAGGCGTGGTGCGGCGGGACGGGGCCGGGCGTGATAGGGCCTGGCTTGGCGGGGCGTGGTCTGGCCTTCCACTCTTCGGCTCTCCGCCGCTCTGGGATGTCAACGAATGGCTCTGCGTCGGCGCCCTGGCCTTCGTCGTCCTCTTCTGGGCTCGGCTCATGACCTGGTGGGCGCGCGACGCGCGGGGGGTGGACCGTGGGCGCTGATGCTCTCCGTGCCGCCCTCGGCGCCATCAACGAGGCCGTCCCGCCCGGGTCCGCGCCAGACGCGCTCGTCGTCGCCGCGAAGGTGCGCGGCCTCATGGTCGGCTACGACGCGCACTGGAGCGACGACGCCTGGTCGCTCGAGGGCCCGCCCGAGCGCACGATCGAGCTGCAGATCGTCAACCCCGAGACCGGCCGCTCGTCGCGCACCTTCCGCCAGGCCGGCAAGTTCGACGGCATCACGCGAGGCCACGGCAAGCTCTGCCTACTCGAGCACAAGTCGACGAGCGACGAGATCGCCGATCCGACCGCCACCTACTGGCGCCGCCTCACGATCGACTCGCAGGTGAGCAAGTACATGCTGCAGGCGTGGCAGTCCGGCCTGCAGCTCGACGGCTGCCTGTACGACGTCATCCGCAAGCCCGGCATCCGGCCGAAGACGCTGACAAAGGCCGACCTCGGCGAGATCAGCTCGCACGTGACGTACTGCGGGCAGCCGATCCTCGACGAGGACTACGACTCCGTCATTCGCGGCCAGACTACCGAGAGCCCGGCACTCTACGCGATCCGGCTCGGCGTCGAGACGATTGAAAACCCCGACCGCTACTACCAGCGCCGCATGGTCCCGCGGCTCGACTCGGAGGTGGTCGAGTACGCCGGCGAGCTCTGGACCATGGCCGACGCGATCCGCGAGGCGCGCGTCAAGGGCGCCTGGTATCGCAACGCGGATGCCTGCATGCCGTGGGGCTCGCCGTGCGAGTACCTGCCGCTCTGTTGCGGCGAAGACGAGCCCACCTCCGAGCGCTGGCAGCGGATCGCCAACGTCCACGAGGAGCTGCCGAGCATCGAGGGCGGCCTCGACGTTCTGACGAACAGTCGCATCAAGTGCTTCCAACTCTGCCGTCGGAAGCACCTCTACCGCTACGAGCTCGGTCTTCGCCGCGTGCGCGAAGAGGAGCGCGAAGCGACGTTTCTCGGGTCGGTCCTGCACGAGGCGCTCGCCGCGTGGTGGATCACCCATTCCATCAAAGGAGCCCCGCATGGCCATTCCGATGCAGAGCGCACCTCGGTCGACGCGATCGACGAGCGCTCCGAACCCGCAGCCTGACTTCCTCTCTCGCGTCACCGCGACCGGACAGAAGCTGCCGAATCGCGTGGTGTTGCACGGCGTCGAGGGCGTCGGCAAGACCACCTTCGCCGGCCACGCGCCCGCGCCGATCTTCCTCATGGCTCGCGGAGAGACCGGCCTCGAGACGCTGATCGACTCCGGTCGACTCAAGGAGACGCCGCACTTCCCCGAGCTCATGGACTGGCAGACGACGCTGACGACGCTCGAGGCGCTGCGCGGCCAGGACCACAAGTACAAGACGGTCGTGCTCGACACGCTGAACGGCTTCGAGCGCCTCTGTCACGAGCACGTCTGCGAGTCGCTGTTCAACGGCGACTGGGGCGAGAAGGGCTTCGCCAGCTACCAGCGCGGCTACGAGGTCGCGCTGCCCGAGTGGCGCCTCTTCCTGACGCTCCTCGATCGCATCCGCGAGGAGCGCAAGTGCTCGATCCTCTGCCTCGCGCACACGAAGGTCGCGACGTTCAAGAACCCCGAGGGCGCCGACTACGACCGCTACACCGTCGACCTCCACCACAAGACCTGGGGCCTGACGCACAAGTGGGCCGACATGGTTCTGTTCGCCACCTTCCACACCGAGACGGTCGAGAAAAAGGGCGAGCGGACGAAGGGCATCGGCGGCCAGCAGCGGGTGATGTACACCGAGCGGCACGCCGCGTGGGATGCCAAGAACCGCCACGGGTTGCCGGAGGAAATCGACTTCGGGCGCTCCGGCGCCGAGGCGTGGACCAACTTCATCGCCGCGGTGCAGTCCGGGAAGGAGGCCGCCCAGTGAGCGTGGCCTACGAGATCGGCACCTACGCCTGCCGAGTCGTCGAGCAGGGCTTTCAGGTCGCGAAGACCGGGCGGCCGATGATCGTGTTCAAGGTCGAGCCGGTCGAGAAGATCGACAGCCACCTCGACGAGGCTGGCGAGATCGTCGAGCGACGGTCGAGCCTGTCGGTCAACTACCAGCGGACCGTCCGCCTGGTGATCGTCGAGGACAACCAGGAGAGCCTCGACTACACGATGGCGAAGCTCCGGTACGCCGGCTTCGAGGGCGACCGCTTCGAGGATCTCGACCTGGTCGGCTCCGAGGTCCGCTGCCTGTGCAAGCACCAGCCCTACAACGGGCAGCCGAGCGAGCAGTGGGAGCTCTCGCTGCCGCCGCGCCAGGACCGGCCGCTCGAGACGGACGGCAACCTGACGCGGAAACTGAACGCGCTCTTCGGCCGCCGGCTCAAGGAGGGCGCCGAGCCGAGTGACACGGCGCCGCGAGCGCACACCTCGGCGCCGAAAGTGGAGATCGACGACTCGGATATCCCGTTTGCCGTTGCTCTCCCGGTGCTGCTCCCGACCGTCTTCGCCCTCTTGGCTTTCGTGGCATGAAGACCTGCTTCAAGTGTCTGCGGGTTCTGCCGGTAGAGCAGTTCTACCGGCACCCGCAGATGCGTGGTGGTCGTCTCGGAAAGTGCATCGAATGCACGAAGCGAGACGTCCGATCCAACCGGGCGGCAAAGCGGTCTCAGTACTCAGCCTATGAGCGCGAACGTTACGCAACGCCAGAGCGACGCGCAGCGGCGCTGGACAGTCAGAGGCGCAGACGCTCGCGGAGCCCCGAGAAGTACTTGGCTAGACAGCGCGTCAAGCGGGCAATCGAAGCCGGCGCGCTGACTCCGCTGTCGTGCGAGGTTTGTGGAAATACCAGGGTGCAAGCCCATCACGACGACTACTCGAAACCGTTGGCCGTTCGCTGGCTCTGCTTCGCGCACCACCGCACGGTTCATGGACAGGTTGTTGTTTCCGAAACCTCGACGGTACGAATCGCTCTGAAGAGTGCCGCCTAGCTGTGCGCCGTAACCCTTTCGCCCGGAGGTGATGCTTGGCACGAACCTGTAGCTGTGGAGCGCCGGCGACGACTTGCGCCGTATGTGCAGCCGAGTTCTCGCCGGCGTTCGTTCCGTCCAACGCAGCCGCCTGGTGCCTCGACTGCGGGGCGATCTTCGACGGCAGCCACCGCTCCGCGTGCCCGCGCTGCAGCTCGACTTCGAGCGTCGGCGTCGAGGAGTGGCTCCTGGCTCGCCGCGGGCGGCCGTCGCTCGTGCGGAGGGTGGCGTAGGTATGAGCTGGATTCGCCTGCAGTCCGAATACCCGCGGCACCGGAAGACGCTGCGGCTCATCCGAAGGCTCGGTCCAGTCGCCGAGCTCTATCCGATCCGCCTGTGGCTGTGGGCTGTCGAACAGAGTCCAGGCGGCTCGCTGAGGGATATCGACGCAGCAGAGCTCGCCCTCATCGTCGGCTACGCCGGAGAGCCCTCCGAGCTGTGGTCGGCGATGGTCAAGGCGGGCTTCATCGAGCGGGCCGATGGCGAGTACCGCGTCCGCTCCTGGTACGAGCACAACGGCATCCTCATCGACCGTAGCGAGAGAAATCGCGAACGCATGAGGCGCGCACGTGCGCAGCACGATGTGCGCACGTGTGGGGCTACGGACGTAACGAACGTACGAACGGACGAAACGGACGAAGACTCGTGCGCCCCCGCGCGCGAGGGCAGCGAGGACGCCGAGCACACCGGAGCCCCGGTCACTGCCAGAGCCCTGCAGGACACCTCGCCCGCCGGCGCCCCGGCGGAGGGTGACCTGGCGGCGTACCGCAACGCGATGTGCGAGTCGTACCCCCGGTTTCGCGACGAGCTGGCCGTGAGCCGGGCGCTGTTCGAGCTTCGCCGGCTCTTACCGCCGCTCGACGAGTTTCGCGAGTCGATCCTCGAGCAAGCCCGGAGCCCCGAGTGGCTCGAAGACGGCGGCAGGTACGTACCCAAGCCGGCGAAGTGGCTGCTCGACGGCGGCTTCCGGAATCGGCCGCTTCGCAGAGCCGCGCCGCTTGCCCCGGCCGTACCGAAGCCAGCGCCCTGGCTGGAGGCCGCCCTCGCCACGCTCCTCAACCACCCGGGGTGGCGGCTCCTGTCCGACCACGACCACGACGAAGCGGTGATCGCCGCACAGTGCGCCAGCGCCGCCGAAGTCGAGGCGGTTGTCGCCACGTGGCTGCAGCGCTGCGACGAGGCCGCGGCCGCCGTCACCGCGACCCGAGGAGCTGCCGCGTGAGCGAGCCGTTTGCTCTTTTCGGAACCGACCTATTTGGCGACGCCGTATGTCCCAAGGGTCGCGGCCCACTTGCTAAGCGTTTCGAGTTTCCGCCGTTCAGCGTTCTCGATGCGCGGAGCGGAGAGTGGCAAGAGCGCAAGCGAGCGTGGTTAAGCCTTGGCATTCAAGGCGAGATCGGCCGCGGCATGGTACGCCCGCACGGAAAAGACACGCGCCCGGCGGCCTACGGCGCGGGAGACGACTACGCCGGAGGAGACTGCTGGCGTGGAGTTGCCGAGGGAAATACCGGCGCTTCGGTGTTCGATCCGGTCCTTTGTGAGCTCGCCTATCGTTGGTTCTGTCCCCCCGGAGGGCTGGTGCTCGACCCGTTCGCCGGAGGTTCGGTGCGCGGCATTGTCGCAGCGAAGCGCGGGCACCGGTACTGGGGTTGCGACCTCCGGCCGGAGCAGATTGCAGCAAACGAAGCACAGGCCGCTTCCATGCTAACGAGCGGCGAACCGGCGCCAGAGTTCGTGTGTGGCGACAGCCGCAAGGCGCTAGCGACCGCGCCGCTCGCAGACTTCGTGTTTTCGTGTCCGCCCTACGGCGACCTGGAGCGGTACAGCGACAACGAACGCGACCTTTCCGCAATGGCGTGGACTGAGTTCTGTGCCGCTTACCGGTCCATTGTCGTCGGAGCCCTGGAGCGCCTGAGACAGAACAGGTTCGCCGCGTTCGTGGTGGGCGAATTTCGCGATGCCAAGACGGGGCTTTACCGCGGTTTCGTTCCATTCACTTGCGCGGTCTTCGTCGCCGCAGGGGCCGGCTTCTACAACGAGGCGGTCCTGGTGACGCCTTGCGGATCGCTCCCCGTTCGCATCGGAAAACAATTTACCGCCGGTCGAAAGCTCGGCAAGAGCCACCAGCAACTGCTCGTTTTCGTCAAGGGCGACGCGACCGAAGCCGCCAGAGCGTGCGGTCAAATAGTGGGAGCCGCCGCGTGATCGCCTCCACCCCGCGCGTCCACCGCGGCATGAGCCTCGCCGAGGCGCAGCAGGCGTGCCGAGACATCGGCGGAATGGTCGAAGAGGGGCACCACGGCGGGGAGCTGCGCTTCAGCCATCCGCTCGTTGCGCGGCGGCAGGTGGTGCACAGCCAGCGGCCCGATGCGCCAATTACCCTGGTGGCTTGGCTGAACTCGATCGCGCGGACGATTCACGACCTGAACAAGATCGTCGACGAGCTGGTCGAAGTGGCTGCCGCGAGGCTTGCATGAGCGGCTCTCCGCAAATCGACCTCTTCGGCCCCGAGGCCCCAATCCTTCCGCCGATCTCCCGCAACAGCGACCCACAGACGTCGCACGCCGCGGGACGCGACCACACGCGCAGCGGGAAGCGCGGCACGAACTGCGAGCTCGTCGAGACGGTGGTGCGCCGCGAGCCCGGGCTCACCTACCGCGAGATTCACGCGCATATCCCAACCATCCGCGAAGCGGTCGAAGTGCAGCGCCGCTGCTCGGATCTCGAACGGATTGGCCGGATCGTCTCCGGCGAGCCGCGAACCTGCACGCGGAGCGGCCGACCAGCGCAGACCTGGTGGCCAGTGGAAAGGGGAGCCTGACGATGGGCAAGAAGCGCGGCGCGAAGAAGCTGGCGCAGAAGAAGTACGAGCTGGTCGATCGCACCACCCAGGAGGGGAAGGCGGCCTACGCCCTCTTCGACAAGGTCCGCAAGGCGTACCACGACCACACGCGCGACGCGAAGGCGGCCTGATGCCGACCGCAACCAGGGAGCCGGCGGGGGTCGGGACGATCGCGCCCGGCCTCTACCGCGCTACGTCGCCGCTCGGCGATTCGATCGAGCTGCTCGTCGAGTGGCGCGATGGCGTGCTGCGCGGGTCGACGGCCGAGTCCGCCGATCGCCGGCGCCGCGGCTACCAGGAAGGACCCGGGGTAGCGGTCGTGGATCTCGTCGGCTGGCGTTTCGAGCGCCTCGGGGACCCGCGATGAGCGGCGGCCTGTCGAGCGCTGGCGAACTCGAGGATGCCGCCTTGCGGTGTGCTCGGGCTACGGGCTGCGCGCGATCGTCGAGGAGAAACTGACGAAGGACGGGAGGAAGCAATGAGCGAAACGCAAGCCCAAATCGAACCGCCGTTCGCCTTCGGCCAGACCGTCTACAAGGTCTATGCGAGCGCGCACGCACGAGAGAGCACCATCTGCCCGATCTGTTTCGGCAAGCGTATCGTGACGTTGATCCTGGGCGACGGGAGCCAACAGGAGGTCGCCTGCGACGACTGCGGACGCGGGTGCGATGGCCCGACCGGCGAAGTGTACCGCTGGGGACCAGTGTCCAGTGTCCGCGAGTGCATCGTCACCGGCATGAAGCAATACGACGGGACGTGGGAGATCGCGCTCGGCAACGACCATGCGCGGCTCAACGAGAATCTCGTGTTTGTGACACACGAGGAGGCCGAGGCTCGACGCGCCGAGTTGCACGCGAAATGCGAGCGCGACGCAGAGGACGCCTGGGGCGCCCGTCGTCAGATGCTCGGCAAGTCTGTCCCGTGGAGGGTCAGTTATCACCGCCGCGAGATCAAGGATGCCGAGCGTCGCATCGCCTGGCATAGCCGCCAACTGCACGAGGACCAAGCGAAGATCGACAAACGGGTCGCGGCTGCGAAGGCCCGAGAGGAGACGCGATGAGCAAGCCGCAAAACGAAGTCGAGAAGCTCAAGAAGCAGCTTGCGGAAGCCGACCGCGAGAGCGACGCGCGCCGCCAAGTCATCATCGTCCGTAGCGTGCGCGTTTCGCGACGCTTACGATGCATCACTCTGCGACTCGCGACGAAGGAAGGGATAGCCATGAACAAGTTCGAGATCAAGAACGCAGTCATCACTGGAACAATGCTCGGCTATGAGGACCACGGCATCCTGAGCGCGATGATCTACCTCGACTACGGTGGCAGCGGTCAGGGCTTCGGTGGATACGTTCTCGACTCCGCCTCGCCCATGCCGCACACCGCCAGCAGCCGGCGTGAAGACTCGCTTGCGTGCGGACTCCTCATCCGTCGCGTGCTTCAAGTCGTCGGCGTCTCGAAGTGGGAGGATCTCAAAGGGAAGAGCGTTCGAGTGGAGGCGAGTTGGTCTGAGATCGCGAAGCTCGGAAACTACCTCAAGGACGAGTGGTTCGACATTCGCGCCGAGATGAAGGCTCTCCGGCTGACGCCATGACCAACGACGAGCTGCGGGCTGAAGCGCTGGCGTGGGCGATTGGGCCCGGCGGCGCCCTGGAGATGTCGTCAGACGTCGAGTGGGCACTCCAGCAACCAGGAATCTGCACGCTCGCGGCCGCCGCGATAGTCGCGGCTTACGCGGCCGGCTTTCGCGATGGCAATGCCGCGGCGCACACGCGGCCGCAGCGCGAGCTCGCCGCAACCGCATCGAGGCCACACGCCGAGGCGGTTCAACGGCGATGAAGATCTACGTCGCCAGCTCCTGGCGCAACGCGCAGCAGCCGGAGGTCGTAGCGCGCTTGCGCGCTGACGGCCACGAGGTCTACGACTTTCGCCATCCAGCGCCGGGCGTTTCCGGCTTCGCATGGTCGCAGATTGATCCTGAGTGGCAGGGCTGGAACCCGGCCGCCTTCGCCAAGGCCCTCCGTAGCCCGGTGGCGCAGGACGGGTTCAATCGAGACATGGACGCCCTACGCAGTTGCGATGCCTGCGTCTACGTGCGGCCCTGTGGGGTCAGCGCGTCGCTCGAGCTCGGGTGGGCGGCTGGCGCCGGAAAGCTGACGATCGTCCTCCTGGCTCCGGGCGAACCGGAGCTGATGTTCCTGATGGCCACCGCAATCTGCACAACCCTCGACCAGGTGTCGATCAACCTGACCGCGGCCGGATTCATGATGCGGTCGGCGGCAAAGAGGCGTCGGTGAGCGGCTCGACGTCGATCGAAAAGCTGGCCGGCGGCGAGATTTCGGCCATCGTGTCGTGTGCCGAGCACTGGGGATTGGGTCTGTGGCGTTACCAGGCGGCATGGTGGAGCAACGGTGAGCGGAAGAGTGCGACGGTCGATGCCTGGGAGGTGGAGCGTGAGTGACCCCGAGCAGGCGCGGAGAGAGCGGGCGCTGGCGTGGACGAACGAAACCGCCAATGGCAAACATCTCTTCACAGGAGACTTGAAGTGCGGACTGACCGCGGGGTACGCGGGCATGAACTTGGCGCGGTTCACTGGCTATCTGGCCGGCGACCGCTCCCGCGACGCCGAGATCGCGCGGCTGCAAGGGGAGCTGCGCGAGGCGGAGAGCGCGATTCGCAATGTCAACGCAGCCCTGTTGAACATCAAGCACGGAGAACCGCGTGAAGCCCTCTGGATACTCCTGAAGTTTGCCGCTCAGTGGGCGCTACACGATCCCGCCGTCGTGCGGGCGCTGGCGAGGGGGGGGAAGTGATGAGCGACAAGAACAGGGGTGTCTACGACAAGTTCATGGTGGCGCGGGCTGACGGCCAATCCGAATCCGGGAAGAAGCACTACGGCTGTTTCTACTTCGTGCTCGATTGCGACCACGATCCGCACGCGATGCCAGCCTTGTTGACCTATGCCGATTCGTGCGAGGCGGCTGGCTTCAAGAAGCTGGCCGAAGACCTGCGGAATCTGGTAGACGAACGGCAGACGAACACGCCCGCAGATGACGAGCGAGAGCCAGACACCTACTGCGACGACTGCGGCGGGATCATCGGCTCCGACGAATGCCAGTGTGCCGACGATGCCGAGCAGCACATCGGGACAGACCACGAGAAGGAGGCGGAGCCAAGGCCGCACTTCCGCGCAGATGGAATACCGAGCCGCTGCGATCTCTCGATTATGAGTGTGGTGGAGCTGCAGATCACGGCCGCGATCGCGGCGGTTGAGCAGTTGGGAGCCAACCCGGCCTTAACCCAGGCGGTCATCCTTCTTGGCCAGGCGCGCGACCAAGTTGCCAATCACATAGAAGGAGACTACTGACATGGGCTACCCGGTTGGCGGTTTTGTTTGTAGGAGTGTGGCGACCCGATCGAATCTCTGGGCTGCGAAAACGGCCCGCTGGGGACCGGTTCTCGCTTCCACTTCCTCGCAATCACTCGCACGCAGCGCTTATCCGAAGGCGACATTCTGAGGTGACGCCATGATTGTCGAGGAGCAACTTCGCGAGCTTTCGTTGCGAATCATCGTGGCAGCAAGCCGAGCCGGAATTGCTTACATGGAGGGCGAGACGGTAGAGCGCATGGCAGACGAGATCCTCGCCCTGCGCGCCGAGCTGGCGGCGGCGAAGGAGAAGATCGCCGACTACGAGGACTACGCGGACGACTTCCGGCGCGTGGTGAGCGAGGAGTGTGCGCCCGACGAGAAGCACTGCTCGTGCGTGCCGCACCTGCGACGGCAGCTCGCGCAGCGGGACGCGGAGAACGCCGCGCTGGTGTCGGCGGCGAAGAAGTTGTTGTGGTTGGTTCCAGAGGTCCGCGTGGTGTTAGATCGAGACAAGCACCATGTTTCGTTGCTCAGGGACTTTGAATCAGCATTTGGCGCGCTGCTCGACGCCGCGCTCGGCGCGGAGAGGAAGCCATGACCGACCGGAGCAGGGCCGAAGAGATCGCGCTGCACGCTTGCGCCACGATGCGCGGATTCCCGTTCAACGAACGCGACCGAAACGGCTTCCCAGCTTGGCTGCTACCGGCGATGGAGCGCTACGCCACCGAGCGCGAGGACGCGGCGCGCCTGGACGAGCGGGCGCGGCTGACCGCCATCGTGTGCTGCGAGTGCGGATCAGCGATCGAGGATCTCGACGAGCAAGGGCGCGGCTTGCATCCGGTGGCCGTGATTGCCGACTGCCTCGTGTCTGGTTGGATGCCAACCACCCGCGCGGAGTTCGAGCGCCGCCACGCGCCCGACGAGACGGGGAAGGAGGGGAAGTGAAAGACGAGCCAGAAGACCGATACGTCACCTGTCCCGAGTGCGGGAATGAGCAGCCCGACATGGGGCACCACGTCTGTTGTGAGGAGTGCGGCTACGGCCCGATGGATACCAGCGACCAGGTGGAGCCCGCCGAGACGGCGAGCGCGGAGGAGGCGAGGCCGTGACGTGCCACTGCTCAGATCCCGACCGGTGGCAGCCGATTCCACCATGCGCGTGCTCTGTCGAGGATCGGCTCCGTCGAGCGATCGAACTTATGGGCGATCTCACGCGCGCTGCCGGAAACTCACCAGCGAGGGAGAGCGACCGCGAATTCAATCGGGCCTACAGCGCCGCGGCCGACTTCCTCGAGGCGAACATGCGCCAGCCGATGACCAAGGAGAAGGGCACCTAGCCGTGGCCGACGTCACCGAGCGCCTGACCGCCGCGCAGTACCGCCAGGAGATGGGCCAGGGCAGCGCCGCGCCAGCGCGCAAGCCGCTCGACCAGCGCGAGCGGCGACTGCAGATCGAGGTCGTCGACTGGCTGCGGGAGTGCACGCTCACGATGGGCGGCGCGGCGATCCTCTGGACACACCTCGGCAACGAGCGCCGCGACCGCGCAGACGCGATCCTCCAGTACCGCCAGGGCGTGCTAGCGGGTGCGCCCGACCTGCTGTTCTGGGTCGGCGGCGGCCGCGTCGTCAACATCGAGCTGAAGGACCCGACCGGCGGCAAGCTCTCGCGAGAGCAGCTGATCGTTGCGAACCGACTCGAACTCCTCGGCCATCGCCACCGCGTGGTGCGGTCGATCGAGGAAGTGCGCGCCGAGCTGCTCATCGCTGGCGTGCAGATCGTCGAGACACCGCTGGCGCGCGCGAGGCGGGAGTCGGCGACGTGAGTGAGCCGCGGCACGAGCACCGCTGGATACTCGCGAACGGCGATCGCGCGCGCGTGATCTGGAGAGATGGGAGCTGGTGGGCTGAGGTCGAGTACGGCTGCGGCTGGAAAGAGCACTACGCGCCCTACGCGGATGAGATTGCCCGGTTGGCTGGGCTCACGCCGCCGGTGGAAACATGAAGCGCGCAGATGGAATTGGCGTGACGGCGCTGGTCGGCGACGTGACCGAGATTCTGCCGACGCTCGACGGCGCCGGCTTCGACGCCTGCCTCTGTGATCCGCCCTACGGGCTGTCGTTCATGGGCAAGGCGTGGGATCACGGCGTACCGGGCGCGGAGACGTGGGCGCTGGTGCTCGCCGCGCTGAAGCCCGGCGCTCCGCTCCTCGCGTTCGGCGGGACGCGGACTCACCACCGCCTGATGGTGGCGATCGAGGACGCGGGGTTCGAGATCCGCGACTGCCTGATGTTCTTGCATGGACAAGGGTTTCCGAAATCGCACAACTTCGGTTGTCGGTGTGAGGCGGAGAATGGTCGAAATCAACTGCGCGGAGTGCGGGTCTCCGTTCCTGGCGTTTCCGAGGACGTTGCGGAGGGTGAAGGCGCCGACCTGCTCCCGACGATGCGCGGGAAAGATGCGCTACAGGGAAACGCTCCGCTTTCATGCGTTCGCGAATCCGAAGGGAACGCTGCCGCCGGCGGCGGGTCGCATGGGAGCGGCCAACTTTGCATGGAAGGGCGGGGTGACGTACAAGCGGCCGAAGGGGAACTACATCGGTCCGCGCTACGTCCGGTGTCCGCCGGAGTTCCTGGAGATGGCGAGGGCGGACGGCTACGTGATGGAGCACCGGCTGGCGATGGCAAAGATGGCCGGACGGCCCCTCTTGCGGACGGAGGCGGTTCACCACCGGAACCACAACCCACGCGACAACCGACCGGAAAATCTGGAGCTGTTCGCGTCCAACGGAGAGCACAAGCGCGCGGAAGCCGTTGCGAGACGTGCGGCGGCGTTGTCGGATTCGAGGGCTACGGCACCGCGCTGAAGCCTGCCTTCGAGCCGATCGTCCTGGCGATGAAGCCTATCGACGGGACGTTCGCGCAAAGCGCTCTCGCGCACGGAGTCGCGGGACTGAACGTCGATGGGTGCCGGATCTCCGGTGCGAAGCCCGCAACCACGCGAGGCGCCGGCGGTTCCAATGGGCGCTACTCGCCGATCGCGCCGCAGGGTCGAGTCGAAGATGACGGCCATGGCCGCTGGCCGGCGAACGTGGTGCTATCGCACCTGCCGGAGTGCCGGGAGATCGGGACGCGGAGGGTCGCATCGACCAACTTCGGTGGGCATCCGAGCGGCCGAAAGAACTCAGTCCTGGGGTCCGACAGCCGACCAAGGCCGGCTGCCGGGTTCGCTGACGCCGACGGCACTGAAACCGTCCCGGCCTGGGAGTGCGTCGAGGGCTGCCCGGTGCGGATGCTTGACGAGCAGAGCGGCTTCCTCCACGCGCCTGGGTTTGTCAGCCCGTCTCCGGTGCCGCCCGGGAAGTACCAGAGCAATTCTATGGGCCTCGGCGTTGGCAACAACCGCACGCCGTTCGACTACCCGGATGGTGGCGGCGGCGCCTCCCGCTTCTTCTACACCGCGAAGGCGAGCCGCAGCGAGCGCGAGGCTGGGCTGCGCGAGGCGGTAGGTGGGGCCATGCGAGGCGAGGAAACACGGCCCGATCGGCCGACAAACCATCCTGTCGTTCGTAACCACCATCCGACGGTCAAGCCGATCGACCTCTGCCGATGGCTCGCGACGCTGATCCTGCCGCCGGCCCGCGAAACGCCGCGGCGCCTGCTCGTGCCGTTCTCGGGCTCCGGCTCCGAAATGATCGGTGCCCGCCTGGCGGGTTGGGATGACGTCGTTGGCATTGAACTGTCGCCCGAATACGCCGCAATCGCCGAGGCGCGGATCGCCGAGCTGACTCGGCAGAAGGTCCTCGCGTGATCCTCCCTCTCGACGAGTGCCGCCGCATCCTGGGGCCCGCGGCCGCCGGGTCCGAATCAGCGCCTTCTGGGAGTCACCAGGAGCCCGCCGGCGAGCCGCAGGTTGGCGCGCATACCGTTGTAACGAACACAGACGAGAATCCGGTCGCGGTGCCGCCCTGCACGTTCTGCGGGGCGCCTATCGTTCCGACCCGAAAACTCCGCAAGCCGCGCCGCCCGCGCCTCTACTGCTCCGAGCACTGCCGATACCTGGCCTGGCGCCGCAGGAATCTAAAGCCCAAGCGTAAGCCCCGTAAGCCGCGGCCGAGCGACCAGCTCCGGCGGTTGACCGTGCGCGTGCTCGACGACGAGTGGGGCTGGCTTGCGGAGACGCGGGAGCGACTCGGGCTGGCGAGTATCCAGGCGGCGGCCGCGGCGGCGTTGCGCACCGGGCTGGCCTCTCTGAGGGAGCCATGACCCGAGCCCTTTCGATCAGCGACGTCTGCGATCTGCTCGGCGTCCATCGGAGCACGGTCTACCGGCTCCGGCGCGCCGAGGGCTTTCCCGCTCCGGTCAAGATCACCGGTCGCGAGCGGAGCCCTATCCTGCCTCAGATCAGCGATGCAATGCGACACCCCGGCACGCCCCACAACCTGGGGTGCGATCGCTTCGTAATCAGTAGGTCCCCGGTTCAATCCCGGGCGTCGGCTCCAAGCGAATCAAACACTTACGGCCAGAGCGAACGATAGACGCGCCGCGATTTGGGCGCGGCTTGGGCACAGACCGGACTTTCTAGCCCTCGGTCGGGCTGAACTCCTCGCGCTCGATCCGGTCGTGGATCTGCTCAGCCGTCTCGGCGTTGGCGGCCAGCATCGCCTTGGCCTCGGCCGCGATCTCCTCGGCGGTGAGCCCGTCGGGGTCCGCGTGCCGCGACCGCAACCACGAAACGAAGTACTGCATGCCGACCTGCACCAGCGTCGAAGTCAGCTCCTTGCCGACCGGCGAGCCGAGGGCATCGCGTGCGTTCATGGCGCACCTCCTGGGTCAGCCGGCGCGACTGCAGCGAGGCCGGCCACCATGACGGCAACGGCCTCGGCGGCGGCCTCGGCGGCGCTCACCTCGGGCGGAACGATGCCGGTGCTCGGGTCGCCCGAGTAGCTCCACAGGGCGACGACGGCGGCATCGAGCGCCACCTTGGCGCCGTCGGTCACCTTGGCGACTCGCCGCCATTCGTCGTCGGTGATCTGGTGCCGCAGGTGGAGGCGCGCGGCAGACTCGACGGCCAGCACGCGCGTGGTGATGGCGTTGGTCAGGCGGGGCGACCACCGCTCCCAGGCCGCCTGGCCTGGCGAGAGGTTCGCCGGCGGAGGTGCGCTGCCACAGGGGCCTGCCGCCAGCATCACGACGGCGAGCAGCGCGAGCAGCGCGGAGCGGGGGCGGGACATTCGCTTGGACATTTCAGGCCTCACAATCACGGCAGCGGCCGCAGGCACAGATTGAGGCGCCCGGCGCTATCGCGCGACGGGACGAATGGCCGACCCTCGACGACCTCGAGGCAGCCGCCCTCACTCGAATCGTCTGGCGGCACCGGCGGCTCCGGGGGGCAGGCGCCGCAGTCCGCCGGACAGCTCATGCAGTCCTCGCCGCCGCCGGCGCTGCAGCGACCGTCGCCACAGGGTGGGGGTGGGGGTGGCTCGTCGCAGATCGGGTAGCCGAGGATCCCGATCCCGTCTGCACAGGTCGCCGGCTCCGCGAAGTTGCTCACCGCAAAATCCTTCGTCTCCTGCTCTGTTGGCCAGCGGCTCATTAGATCGTGCAGGATGACGGCCGCCATGCCGCAAGCGTCGTGGTCGCGGCACGGCACCATCGCCTTACCGCGCACGCCATTCGCGTCGCCCTCTGCGTACCTTCCGAAGTAGCTGGCGTCATCGCCGCGCGTGTAGGCGACCGCCGGAGTTAGCCGCTTTCGAACCGCCGGGAATTCCGGGTTGCTCCAGCCCAGCGACCAGGTGATCCAGACGTTCGCCGGCGGGTGGTAGCCAACTTCGTCGATCGATCCCTGGTAGCGCTGCACCTCGGCGGTGGCGGCGAGCCCTGCGCGCTTCGTGACTGCGCCAGCGGGCGACCGTGGCGGTGCAGCTTGGCGCTCGGCGAGGCACCGGTACAACGCGGCGTCGTAGTCCGCCGTCGAGCCGCCGGCGCGCTCAGCGGCGGCGAGCTCGCGCCCGATGCACTCGCGGCGCGCGTTCGGCTGTTTCTCGGCGTAGGCCGCAGCCGAAAAGACCAGGAACAGCAGGAGGACCGGTGCGACGAACTCGCGCATTTTCCGCTTCGTGGCGAGCGGCGCCTGGGCCTGCCAGCGAAAGACGATCGCGGCCAGCCCGAGGATAGAGTTCCAGGTCGCGACAACCGCCGTCGTCAGCTCTGGTGTCAGGTGGATGACCCCGGCGGCGCCGAACAGGACGAGCAGGTTGCTGACCACAAGACCGATACCGGTCCAGAGGCCTCGGCTCGTGTACCAGGGTTGCGGCGATGCGGGCGATTGGTGCATGGGTCTCCTTTCAGGTGGTCGCCTGGCCGTTCTCGATCAGGGCCCGCAACTCGCGGCCCCGGCTCGCCTCCCACTCGCAACGCGCCATCAGCAGGTCCATGGCGATCCGCGAGCCGACGACGCGGTCCTGGGCTCGGCCCATGCCCGGCAGGATGCAGCCGCGGGTGTCGGTCGGCGCGTTGCCGGGGTGAAACTCGATCGAGCTGAATCCCGGCACGCCGTGGAGCAGCAGCACCAGCCGCCCGAACTTCGGCGACTGGTAGAGCGTCATCCGGTAGTCGCCCGGCGGGATCGCCGTCTCGCCGGAGATCTTCGGCCCCTCACGCACCGGGTCCTCGAGGACGAACAGCGCCACCGTGATGCCCGGCACCAAGAGCTCGCCCACCGTGGACCGCTCCGTGAACCAGCGCCGGACGACGCCAACGGTGTACGGGCTCACGCGACACCCCCTGTAAACGAGACGTCGAGCCCGACGACGTCGACCTGCCAGAGCAACGCGCCGCCGAGCTCGGGGATCGAGTGCGCGCCATTGGACTGGTCGCTGCTCGCGACGATCTGGCCGTCGCGGAGCTCGACGTGGTAGCCCTGGGCTGGATCATCCTTGTTGTGCGAGGGCTGCAATCCGATCCAGCTGCCATCCGCTAGTACCTGCGTCGCAGCGCGCGCCGGCTTGTTGGGGTTAGGCCAGGGGCCGAAGAAGATCGATTCGACGCCTTCGGTCGTGCGGCGCAGGCGGAAGCGCCAGGGATCCGGATCCGCCGGAGGTCGCGCGGGCTTGCAGCCGAAGATCCACGTCGAAGCCTCGCGAGCGGCGGCGACGTCGCCCTGCACGACCCGCGTCAGGATGGTGCGCTCCTCGTCGGTCAGGCCCCACAGCGCGGCCGGCGTGCTGGCGGTGTAGTCATGCACCCCGAGAATTGCGGCCAGCGCGCCCTTGAACTGCTTCGCGCGACCCGCCCGCGGCTGCCAGTCGAGCGCAGCGGCCGATAGCGCCGAGTGCGCGTCTTCTGAGGTCGGGCCGATATCGGCCCCGTCGCGATCGCGCGGCGTCCACCGATTCCCAGCCACCGCGACGGTCAGCCCATTGCACAGCGCGGGAGTCTCACTGGTGCGTTCGCGGTCCGCGATCAACACGCGGTCGCGCAGCCGGCCAACCGGGAACGCGGTTAGCGCATCCCATGCCCAAGCAGCGCGCAGCGCGCGCGCGACCTGAAGCGCCTCAGCCTGCTTGCCCAGGATGAGCAGCTCACGGAGGGTGAGCATCTTCGCCGTGATCGGCTCGCCAAAGTAGAAACCCGTCGGCGCGCCGTGCTCGAGGCCGAAGAGCCCTTGCGTCGCTTCGCGCTCGCACATCTTTGCGATGACCAGCCAGAGCGCGAGGGCGGCCGCGGCGATCACTGGTGTGTTCTTGCTGCCCGCCGGACCGAAAACCCACGAGTCGCTCTTGATCGCGGCGGTGAGGTAGTCCGCCTCGCGGCGCAGCTCGCGCGTCTCGAGCACCTTCTCACCGCGCGCACGGCAGGCCATCGCCTTGGTCAGGTCTTCGAGTGCACCGTAGGCCATCGCTCACCTCCCGCGCAGCGCACGGAGGTCCGTCCGGATGTCTTGCGTCACCCGGAGAATCTCGTCGTATTGCGCGTCCCGCTGTGCCCGGTCGCGCTCGACCTCCCGCCGCAAATCGTTGAACTCCGGCACCGTCACGTAGTTCTTCACCTCGGCCATCATCTTCAGCCGGGAGGCCGTCGCGTGCTCGTCGATCGCCGGCAGCACGACGCCAGCAGCCACGTCGCGGATATGCGGGTCGAGCACAAGCCGCGTCGTCCCCGCCACGATGGCGCCGAACGCGACCAGGAACGCGACGCACCACGACAGAAACTCGCGCGTCCGAATCGTGGAGCTCACCCACGAGTGGCCGGCCGGGTCCGTGTGGCGCGCGAGCTTCGCGCGCTTCTGCCTGCCATCCGTACGGACCTCCCCGCGCAGGCTGTCGAGCTTCCGTTCCAGCTCTCCGATCATGTCGTCCACCCCACGCTCGTCGGCCATCCGCCTCTCCCTACGGTTGCTCCTACTCGTCGACCTCCCGGTACGTCGTCTGCACGCTGTACCGGCTGAACATCTTGTCGGCCATCACCGACTGCGGCAGCCCCTCCTGCTGCGCCCATAGCGCCGTGCGCTGCCACGTCGCCGGCGCGGTCGGGCGCGGGATCACGAAGACGCGACCCGTCGTCAGTAGGAGCGATCCGAGGTCGAGGATCTGAGACTGCTCGGCTTCCGACAGCCAGTGGAAGGTCAGCTTGTGGCCGCGCAGCGCGACAGCCGAGTCGCCGTCGCCCGCGATCGTCGGCGCCTCTTCCCACTGTTCGTTGAAATTGATGCCTGGCTGCCAGCCCTGCTCGACGAGGCCGTAGGAGCCGCGCAGGTAGCCGTCCGGGTTCGCGGCATCGGTCGCGGTGACCCGGACGTAGCGCGCCGACACCTCGGCCGATGGCAGGTAGATCAGGTGGCGCCCGAAGGGCTGCACGAAGGTCTTGAGCTGAGTCAGCGACACGTCGAACACGTTGCCGCTGGTGACGTTCAGGACCTCGCTGTTGCCGAGCGCGGTATCCGAAAACTTCAGCGTCCGCGTCGCCGCGTCGGTGAGGTTCATGCCCACGATCACCACGGCTCCGATCGGTAGCGACGCGCCGAGGTCGAAGTCGATGTTGACCCCGCTCACGACGCCGTCGGCCGAGCGCCACCCGGTCGAAAGGCGCGGAATCCCCAGCGCGGCGGCGGGATACGCCGTCTGCTCGCTGGACGCCGCAATTGCCAGCGAGCGCCGCTGATAGCCGGTCAGGAAGAAGTGGGGGGATAGGGCCATTACTAGTTGTTGCTCTGGATCGTGAAGAAGCTGCCAACCAGAACGGAACTTGGGTTTCCGTTGCTGGCGTTCTGCGCGAACTGCACGGTAAGCGTGCCGGCCGCGTTGACCGTGATCGTTCCGTCGAGTTCGCACTTCGCGGCGCTGACGGCGGTCACCGCGCAGACAGCACCGCCGAGAGCCGTCGCGCGAGTCTGCGTCTTCACCGCGGCACCGTCGAAGCTAATACCTTCGTACCGAATCGCAGTGGCTGTCGCTGTTCCACCTACGGCGACCTGAATGCCGCCGGCGGTGTCGCTGGTGGTGTACAGCACCGCGCGGAACGAGTTGGTACTTCCTGCGGGTAGATTGAAAGTTAGGCCAGTGATGTTCGCGAGAGCCGCGCTGCTCGCCTTGTCGAACTGCATCGACACGCGGGAAGAGAGGCCCGTCAGGCGCTCAACCTTGCCGGCCTCGTTGCGCGCATAAAGGTTGGCGTCATCGGCGGCACTGTCCGCCACCCAGAGCTGCACGGCGTTGGCCGGCGAGGTGCTCGGCGCCGTCCCGCTGCTGATGCCGATCACCTTGGCGGCGGACGTCCCCCACGCGCTCAGGTTGACTCCGAAGTTGCCGGCGTTGTCGATCCGGAATCGCTCCGTCTGCGTCGTCGTTCCGTTGGCCGTCGTTGACAGGGAGAATCGCGTTCCTTGGGCGGTATCACTCCAGGCCTCATCGGTCGACAGGCTGAACGAGGCGCGCGCTCCAGTGGAGTAGGCCGTTGAGCCGCGACCCAACGCGACCAGCGCGCCGATCGTGGCGCCAGAGGCCAAGGCGGTCGGGCTTGCCGCGGTTCCGTCTGCTCTCCGAAAATCCAGCGTGCTCACCCCCCCGAAAGAGTCGAGCAACACGCGCAGGTTGGTCGCGTCGGCCTGGCCGATGTGGATGAACTGTCCAGCCAGTCCGGCGGCCGGCAGTGCAGCGGAGTTTGCAGAGGCGGTCAGTAGAACGTCCGGCGCCAAGGTGCCGAATCCGAACCGCCCGTTCGCCTGGTCATAGGCGCCATGGGCGCCGAAGAAGATCGAGCCCTTGGTCCCGTGGCTCGTCGAGTGCAGGGTCAGGTCGTCGCCAGCGGCTGTGCCGCCGGTCGCCGTCTGCCCGCCGCTCACGCCGGTCGAGAGATTTGCGGTGATCGTGTTCGTCGCCCGCGTCAAGCCGGTCGAGAAAGTGAGCGCAGCTTCGAGTCCGCTCCGCAGTGTCCCGCGCGTCGTCTTCTTGTTGCGAGAGTCCGCCACCTTGCGAACCGCGATCAGGTCGGTGTCGAGCGGCGACGCATCGGTCGCGAGATCCGGGATGGTCGACGGCTGCCCGCGGACCGGGCCCGGCCACGGCAGGAGGAAGAGAAGAGCTGCTGTCGCTGCGATCAGGTTGCGTTTCATCGCCATCTCCTAGACCAGTGCGGCATCGCCGCTGTCGCTCACCAGCTCGACGCTCCCGAGGTCGTCGACGAGCATCGGGTAGCCCGTCAGCGGTGTTCCGCCCCAGAGCGTGAGCTTCGAGCGGAACGAGCTCATCGGCACGTCGCGCGCGACGACGCGCCAGGCCGCGCCGTAGTCGAACCCCTGGTCGCGCGAGTAGACCCAGACCTCGTCACCGAGGCGCGCCACGGCGGCCTCGCGCGGGCAGTTCGTCAGCTCGGCGAACAGCCGGCCCGGCGCCATGCGGTCCATGAGCAGCCGGTGCACCCGCGACGCCTGGCGGCCGTACGCTAGGGCGATCTCGGTGTCGACCGAGGTCTCGCGCGAGTCCGGCCAGGCGTCCAGGCGCCCGAGGTCCGGCTGGTCGTAGGCGAGCGAGGGCCGGTGCAGCGCGATGCGCTCGGCGGCGGTCGCGAGGCCGTAGAACTCGGTGTCGCCGATCGGCCGGTAGTTGCGGCCGTACCGTACCGGCACGTGCCAGACGGGGCGCAGAGCTCGTGCCGAGAGCTGCGTCTTCCCGCTGCCGCGGAGATCGAGCGTCAGTCTCGGCGCCCACCGCGCGCCCCAGAATGGCAGCTGAAAGCCGGTCAGGCTCTCCTTCACTTTGTTGCCGCGGCCGTCGGTGAGTGCCAGGCGGGCGCGCTCTGTGCCGACCGCGTATCCCGACGGATCGGCGAAGTAAACAATTCCGTCTGTCTTGACGCCCGAGAATTCCGCGAAGTTGCGAATGACCCCGGCGAAGGGCAGCTGCGAGGAGCTTCCGCCCTGCGGGCCGAGACAGGCCGAGTAGGCGGCGTAGGTCGTCGCTGGCGTGCCCGTGTACGTCGTCGACGAGACCACGGTCGGCGCCAGTCCGGGCGTCGCGAGCAGGATTTGACGCACCTTCGTAGCTGCGTTGTGGGTCACCTGCACCTGCATCCTGGCGCCCGTTGCGATGCCACCGATTGACGTATAGGCGGGGGAGGTTCCCTCCTGATAGACGATGACCGAGTGGGCTCCGGAGATGTTCGGCGAGATCCCGATCGCCGCGCCGCCGACGCCACCTTGACCACCAAGGCAGTAGAGCGGCGTCGCCATGTGCGGAGGGGAGGCGCCGCTGTTCCACGAGCCTCGATCAGTAATCGGGACCAGCAGCTCAAAGAAGACCGTCCAGTCGCCGCTCATGTAGGGGGTCGCCGTGACGGGCAGCACGATCCCCTGCCGGAAGGTATTTCTCGGCCGCATCGCTAGCCACTCGAGCACCGGCGTCGAACCGAAGACTCCGCCTCCGATCGGGGGCTGAACCGAGCCGATCCCGGCGCGTCCATCGGCGTCGAACCGCAGGTGCAAGCCGAGGGGCGCAAGCATCTTGGTCAGCCGGTCGACCGGTCGCCACGACAAGTCCGTCACGACGTCGCCGAGCACGAAGTTGCCGGCGTGAGCCGCGGCGCCATCGACACTCCAGGAGTCCCAGTCGTGATCTCCAGTGAGCGCCGCGCTCCCGAGTAGCCGGCCCAGAACGTCGGCGATGTCGCCGGCGGCAGCCCCACCGAGGGCGACGTCTGCGGTGACCGGCGACGATTGCGCAGCGACCATCTCCAGCACGCCTTCGGCGCTAATGGTGTAGTCCGCCGGGGTGGCAAGAGTCGCCGCTTGCGAGCGCACGGCCGGGAAACTCTGGGCGCCCATGCCGGCCGGAAAGTGCGCCGCCTCGAAGCGCTCCCGGATGCTGTCGATGCGCTTCGCCTCGGCGTTGTACACCGTGCCCAGCACTGCGGGGCGCGGATTGCCGGCAAGATCCGCCGACCCGAGATCGGACGCCACCCAGGAGAAGTCGGTGTCGAGCGCGCCAGCCAGCGCTCCGTGGTTCGCGGCCGCGGCGTAGTCGGTGACCGTGCCCCCGGCGTTGTCATCGCCAGGCCACAGTCCAATCAGCGTTTCGTCGTCGGAGGCGAGGGCGACTACGTCGGTCCCCGCAAGCACACTCGCCGACGTCTGCGCAGTCGCGGTTCCGGTCGGCGCGATCAGGCCGGCCGCGTAAAACCGGAGGTCGCACCAGGTGACCGTCAAGCCGCTCGCCGCACCGACCGTGATGCCGACCGCCGGGATATCGACGCCGGCGGATGGAAGCTGCGCGGTCCCGAGCGTGAGGTTGTTCAGATAGGCGTACGCGACGCCGCGGACGTCGACGCCGAAGACCAGGCAGTTCCACCAGGTCTGATCGATGATCGACCCGAAGGAGTAGGCGGTCACTCCGCCGCTCGTGCCGGTCAGCTGCAGCGACCAGCCCAACTCGGGGTCATAGATCAGCTCGGCCAGAAACTGGACGTTTGCTCCGCTCGCTTTCGAGAGCAGCTGATAGGTGCTCCCCGGAGTGCCTGCCGGGGCGCGAAAGCGATGCACGATCCGGAAGTCCTTCCGGTCATAGGCAGCGAGCGCCGGAATCGTGCACTGACCAGAGGCGGTCCCGAGCGTCTTGACCGCCGTCGGGATCCCGACGTAGCGCTTGGACGGCACCGCCGTCTCGAACGCCCTCTGTGGCGACGCGATCGTGATCTGCGCCCCGTCTCGCGAGAGGATGGGTTCGCCCGAACAGACCCCGGCCTGGAGGACCTCTAGCGCCCGCGCGCCGTAGCCGACAGGGCCCGCTCGCAGAACGACGTCACGGCCGGCCAGCGATCGCCACAGCAGGTGATTGAGCGGCGCGGCCGTGCCCTGAACGGGGATGTTTCGCAGCCGGACTTTCGTCTCCTGTTTGGCTGTGGCGCCCGAGAAGAGGGCGTCCTCCGAAAGCGCCTCGGCAAGATTCGACTCCAACGCGAGCATCGGCGGGAAGACTGCCGACGGCGGGTAGTCGCTCGGCCCCGTGTCGAGTCGTCGATTCGCGGCTCGTAGGGTCGAAGTGGTGCCGGCCGCCGGGTTCGACACCGCGGCCTCGAACGTGAGCTGCAGCTTCGCGCCCGGGTCGAGGAGCGTCGCCTCGAGCGTTGGCGGCAGCGAGTCGGCACCCAGCGTGTCCATCGCCTGGCCCGCCGTGCCGACCGAGACGAAGTCGTAGTAGCAGCCGACGGCGTACACCTCGCCACCCATCGTCACGAACCCCGCGGAGAGCTCAGTCGCAGCCCCGTTCGCCACCACCGCAGGGACGCTCAGGTCGATTGCCGCGGTCACGCCATCCTGCCAGACGTAGGCGCGAAGATCCGTTCCGGAGACGAGAAGGCGCAACCAGCACCACATGCCGCGCGGCGAAACGCTGGTGGCCGTCGAGGTCGCGAGCTGCGTTACGACGTCGCCAATCCGCTTGTACAGCACGATGTTCCCGCCGCCGAGCCGGACGTAGTAGTAGCTGTAGTTGTCGTTCGAGGAGTAGGTGCACCGCACCCCAAGCTCGGCGTATCTGCCAGAGTCGCCAGGCACGAAGACATGCACCCGCACGTCTTGATCTCCGGATGCCGCCGTTATCACCTCCGCCGCGGTCCAGCGCATCTGACCGGGCAGCAGGGAGAGACCAGACAAGCGAGCGAGCTGCTCGACCAGGTTCCGCCGGCCGCCGTGATCGTGGCCGCGGAGCGTGCAGGCCGCGACCGAGGTGCCGTTCAGCGCGCGCCAGTCGTCGAGGGTGTTCTGCCCTCGGACGTACTCGCGGAAGTCGGTCAGGAGCTTCGCCATGGCGAGCTACGCAACCTGCTGGAGCAGGCTGTTCCCCTCCTCGATCGCGTGCTTGATCTGCTGCAGGGTGAAGCCGTTGGCGTCGAGGCCGAACTTGATTTGCTGCAAGTGGAAGATCTGCGCGCTCGTCGAGTCCTGCAGCTGCGCCACGATCGGCGCCGCGGTGGCCGCGCCGGTGGCGGCGGCGGCTCCAGGCGCCACCCCAGGGACGGGCGTTCCGCCGCCGGCGAAGAGGCCGAGCAGTTGGGGGAACTCGACCTGCAGCTGTTGGATCAGCGCCTGCTGCGAGGCGTACAGGGTGCGGTAGGCCTCGCTGCCCGTCGGCAGGCTCGCCTGCCCCTCGCGCAGCAGGGCCTGAATCAGCGCCGGCATCTGGCCGATCTGCGTCAGGTCGCCGGCGCGCAGTTTGGCGAGCGCTTGCGCTTGCTGAGCCTGAGCCTCGGCGTACCGCTGCTCCTGGCGGAGCGGCGAGAACTCGGAGAGCGCCAGCTCCCGGCCGAGGTCGCGTAGCGGCCGCAGGGCGTCGTCGATGATGGCCTGCAAGGCGGTCGCGTAGGCCGCCTGAACGCGGGCGGTGTCGCCAAGGATGGAGCGGAGGTCCGCGAAGTCGGCGTTCAGGTCCCGCACGGACTTGATCAGCGGATCGAGGCCACGGTCTTCGTAGGCCTGCAGACGCTTCATGGCGTCGGCGTAGCGCTTCGCGGCATCCTCCGCCGCCTGCGCGGCGGCCTCTTGCGCGGCCAGATAGGCCGCGTAATTCTGCGATTCTGGAGTCTCGCCGCCGTCTCCCGCGCCGCCACTGACCGGAAGAGCGAGATCTCGGACGCCTTCCCATAGCTGATCGAGTAGGGCCATGTTCTCGGCGCTGATGCGGCCGCTGGCGCGCAAGAACTCGATCTGTACCAGCATGTTGGCCTTCTCCAGCGCCCAGCGCAGCTCCTCGATCTTGAGCGCAGCCTTTTGGTTGCCGGCCGCCTCGGCCATCCGCTGCGCGAGGTCAAGGAACGTCTGGTAGGCGATGGCATCCTTCATCGCGTCCGCAGCGGCCGTGATGTCGGCCATTCGGCGGATCAGCTCGGCCGTCGTGATCTTGTGCGCCTGGCGCAGGGCGCGCAGGCCGCCGATCAGGTTGCCCGCCTCCTGGTCGATCCCGGCGAACTGGCCGGCGAGGTCTGCGGTTGCGGGCGACTGGCCGCGAGCCACGAAGGCATCAGCGTCGCGCTTGATGCCAGCTGCGATCACGTCCTGCCGCCGCCGCTCTTCGGCGGTCGCGGCCGCGACAAGACGCGCCGTCTCGGCGGCAGAGAGGCCCGCCTTCCGCACCCTCTCGATGTAGTCGTCGAGGGAGTGCGCCGCGTCGTAGAGCTGCTGCTTCACGTCCGAAGCGCCGAACATCGCGGCCTGCTCGCGCAGGTCGGCCTGATCGCGCAGGCGGTCCGCGCGGCTCTGCCCGCCGCGGCCGACGCGGGGCATCTTGATGTCTTCCAACTTGAATTCGGACTGGAGTTGCAGCAGCTCCGCGATCAGCGCGTTGATCGCGTCGAGGTTGAGCTGGTAGACCTCCAGCTGCTGCTCGTAGAGGTTGACCTCTGACTTGAGGAGCGAGGCCTTGCCGTTGACGTAGGTGCCCTGAGCTTCGAGCTCGATCTGCCAGATGCGAATGAGCACTTCGGAGGCGGACTTCCCGCGGTCGACATTAGGCCTGGTCGGGGTTCCCGGGGTCGGAGGCGTGGGCTCTCCGGGAACGAGCCCCGAACCTGGAGGCCCACCTGGCCGGCCGTGCCCGCCGTACTGGCCGGCCCTGATCCTCATCTCCTCCATCATCATCTGGATCTGCAACGCGCGGAGCTTGAGGTCGGCGATGCGCAGCGCCATTTCTGCCTGCACCATTCGCCCGTCCGCTTGGCGTAGCGCTAGTTCCTCTGCGGCCGTTCGGTGACGACCCGTCAGGCGATCGATTTCGTTGCGGTAGGCGTTGATCTCGGCCGCGTTCAGCGCCGCAAGTCCATCAATGACGGCCTGCGTCGCCCGCGGCATCCGCTGGAGTACTTCCCGCAGTTCGTCGAGGTGGAGAGCCAGTGAGCGAATGTCAAGCACGCCCTGCGGCGCGTTCAGGTTGCCGATCTCGCGCAGCTGACCGAGGAACCGCATCAGCTCGTCGAAGTTCGGCGAGGTCCAGCCCTCCAGCCCCTGGCGCATCAGGTCCGTCATCCCGCGGATGGCGGTATTCGCGCTCGTCAACGCGACGCGCATCGCCTCGCGGATCGCCTCGTCGAGCGAGCCGAAGACGCCGACCAGCTCGCCGTTCACATAGCTCATGACCCGCCGGCCGTCGTTGCGGATCTGGACGCCGATCTGTGCGAGGTCGGTGATCGCGACGCCGAGCGCGGCGTTGATCTCGCGCACGAGGTCGCGGATGGCCTCTACCGTGCGCTCGCCGTTGGCGTCGAGCTGAGTGATCCCCTCTTGCCCGCCTACCAGGGTGTACGACGCCTCGTTGCCGTAGCGCACGAGGCGCGCCTTCTCAATCATCTTGGAGACGAAGTCGTAGATGACCGCGAAGATCGCGATGACGGTCGCGACGCCGCCCATGGCTGCGGCGCCGCTCGCGCTCGCGCCCATCCCGCTCGCCGCGCCCTGCACCTGCTTGCCGAAGGCGATCGCGTCTTGGAGCCCGTGCGCCAGCTCCGCCAGCTTCTTGAAGAACCCGCCGAAGCGGTTGGCGAGGAAGTCGAGGGCGCCGGTCCAGTTGGAGAGCTGGCGATCGAGGAACTCCTGCTCGGCCTGGGTCTTCGCTGCGGCGTAGTCCTCGGCGTTCTTGTGGTCCGCGCGGGACAAGCGCTCCAACTCGGCGGTGTGTCGCCGCTTCGCTTCGAGGTCAGAGGTCCCCATCCCGCGGTACTGCGCGCGCGCGGCCTCGTCGACGAGTGAGGCGATCATCGCCCGCACCTGCTCGACGGTCGCGCCGAAGATCGGGGCGAACTGACCGAGCATCGCTTCGTAAGCCGCCATGATCCGCGCGCCCTCGTCGATCGAGCCCTGCCCGACCTGGCGCAAGAACGAGAGGTACTGCGACTCGATTGCGACGTCGCGCTCGGAGCCGCCGGAGGCGCGCACACCCGCGAGGCGCCGCGCCATCTCGAATTCCTGCTTCAGCTGAATCAGTGTCTGCGCCGCGGCCTGCCGCTCGCGGTCGCGGGCGTCGGAGACCGCCTTCTGACGTTCGAGAAGCCGCTGCTGGGCGTCCGCGACCTTCTTCGTCCCTTCGGCCAGCAACTCCTGGTTCTGCTTGTAAATGACCGCTGCGGCAGTCCAGTCGAGCAGGGCCTTGATCTGCTTGTTGGTGACGTCGAGGCCGAACTTGTCGGCGGCGATGCGCTCGGCCGTCGCGACCGCGAGCTTACGCGCGGCATCGGCGCCGAGACTCATGGCCCGCGACTTCGATTGCTCTTGGAGCGCCTCAGCTGCTGCGGCCGTCGTGGCTTCGAGAATCTTCTGGCGCAGAGCCTTGACCGCATCGGCTTCGCCGACGATCATCCCGGTGAACCTGCCCGTCGAAGCAGCGGCCTTGTCGCTGGCTGCGACGTTTCGATCCAGTGCCTCGTTGGCCTTGTCGAGCAAGCCGGCCTGGAGGTCGCGCGCTTCTTGCGCGCCTGCCGCAAAAGAGCGCCCGAACACTCCGGGGAGCTTCGCTCCGATCTCGAGCATGCGAGCGACACCGCCGTTGACGCTGGCGATCGTGGTGTAGACGCCAGCGAGCAGGGCATCCCAATTGCCGAGAATGCCGCGAACGAACGAGTTCACCGACTCGACGGTGCTGCGCAGGGCGTTCCCGGCGTCACCGCTGCCAAGCTGTTCGAGTAGATCGCCCCAGCTGTTCTTCAGGGCAGTCAATGACCCGCCCATCGTGTCGCGCATCGCAGCCGCGGCCCCCTTGGTCGAGACTTCGACGCGGTCGAGCAGTAAGGCCTGCGCCTCGGCCGTCTCGCCGAGCTGCAGCATCTTGTCGATGGCCTTCTGGTCAGCGTCGGTCAGCACGACGCCGGCCTGGGCGAGGGTCCTCATCCCCTCGCCGGGGATCTCGAGCGCCCGCCCGATGCCCTGCGCGACCTCGCTGATGCCCCTGCCGGTCGCAGCTGCGATATCGACAGAGGCCCGCAGGGCTCGCTCGAAGACCTCGCCCTGGACGCGCGAAAACCGCAGCAGCGTGGACTCGGCGTCCATGACGGCCTCGTCGCCGAAGGCTGTGGTGCGCTGAATCTCGGAAGCCAGGTCGCGGAGTCGATCCCC